TATTCTATTATTAATTACGTTTTCTTTCTCTATCTACTCTGATAACCAAACAGTTAACAATGATCCTTCCGAATTACAGCAAGAAAGAAAAAATAAACAAAGGGATGAATATCTAAAGGTCATTAAACTCTTTCAGACTTTGAAACAATATAGGTTTAAGCATGGGGATAACAATCTTCTTAAAGATAAGAAAATCAAAGGAATTGAGAAAGAAATTGAGTCTCTAAATATAAAGTTAAAAGGGGCTTCTCTTGCTTTATCAAATGCAATTGCAGAATCTGTTGAGAGAAAAAAGGATTCAGGAAAAAACCTAAATAAAAAAACAAATGAGTTTATAATTGAATATGACGCAAATGAAAGAGCAAACAGAGATATATCAGATTATAATGGAACTGGTATGTCCAGTGATGAGATTCTGGATATAGTTGATATGATTGATCATATTGAAATTAAAATAGTAAAAACAATACAATCAGAGCAAGAAGCTATTGATATAAAAATTGGTGAGCCATATTTGGTTTCAGGAAAAATTGATAAGATTAGAATCAGCGATGCTGGTAGGAGTATTAATCATTACGGAATTTACTTATATATAAAGTAGACATGTCTTAAAGAGGTCAAGATGAAATATTCTGTTTTTATTCTATTATTAATTACGTTTTCTTTCTCTATCTACTCTGATAACCAAAAATTAAGCATAACTGAAGCACCGCAAGATTATAGCATCGAGTACAGACAAAAGGAATATCTAGAAATTTTTAAACTCTTTGAATCACTATTTGGTGAAAAAATATCATTATATGATGAAAGAAAACGATTTCTCTCTTTTAAAAAACTTGAATCACTAATCAAAAGCTTAAAAGGAAAATCCCTTACTTTTTCTTTTTTGGAACTGGAAGGTAGTATTCATAAGTTATCAGAGACTTATGAACACACAGAAGGATTTGACGATTCCTATTTGAATAGACTTAAGAAAAATTCTAAGAACAAAAAAGAGTTATATTTAACAAAATTTTCTTTTCCATCGATTTATAAAAATACAGGATACAATGAAATTCCGGATGATATAGATAAGTATATATCTGAAAGACCTCACCTAAAAATAGTAACGATTGCTGAAATGGAAAGAGAAGCTTTATATTCAATACTTAATGAAGGTTATAAGAAATATGCAATTTCCGGTAAGATAGATCATTTACAATATCAAGATAATCCTCGTAGGTTACTTATTTTTATAAAGTAGTAGAAGATTCTTGGGGTTGAACAAAAAGCTTAGGTGCTTTATTGATTGTAATCTTTCCATTTCGAGGTAAATGAATCACAGATTCTATCAAAGAATCAATTCTAAAGCTTTTCTGAAACTGTATTAAACGATTATCATCTTTTTCTTTCATAGTCAAATCATGACTAAAAACTAAACGAATATCAAGTTATTTTTTATACAAGGATTTGACATTCATTCGAAAAAAACTAAATCCTTTTACTATTTCAACTTGAATTGATAAGAAACCCATTGTATAAAACTGAATTTTCCGTTAAAGAAATAATAATGTTTCTTTAATTTTTGAAGCCTCATCTTCAATCGCTCCGAAGTCGTACTACTTGGTGTAGATTTCAAGAGGATTTTTTATTGTTACGTTTAATAAATTCTACAGCTTCTCCATATGCAGAGGAAAAGTTGTCTTGGATATTTTCAAAAGCCTCTATCCATTTTGGCATAGAGGTAGGTTCGTCGTGATTATGATCTTCCATTTCTCGAACAGCTTTGTTAAGCGTTTCTAAGTTATGTTTAGGTTCCTTAAATTTCATCAAAGGATCCAGCGCGCTCATAATTTCTCCTTCGTAAGAGGCTTTCTTTGAAACTTTATCAATCTAATGATAGTTTCCCAGATCAAAACATTTAAAACTTATTGGTTTAGACCATTTTTCTGGTCTATAAGTGACTTATAGACACAAATAACCGATCGTGTCATCCTAAGACATGTCTACTTTATATATAATTTAATATTCCCTGCAGTTCCGTAGATGTCGTCTTCAAATTTAAAGCGATCAATTTTACCAGAAACATTATAATAGTTATATGATTTAATTTTTAAAGCCTCATCTTCAGATGTTAGAATTTTTACTATTTCTAACTTATAAAATTTTTCTTTAGAAATGCCAAGGTATTCATAATCACTATAATAGCTAAACTCAGCTAGAAAATTCCCAGTTTTCTTTTCGCATTTTTTTCCACATCCCATCATCAAATAACCCCATGCTGCAAGTTTAATAAATGGATTATCTTCATCCATTTCAGCATACAATTCTTTTGTTTGAGGATCAGTCATTAGTTTGCGAATATAACTTTTTATTGCTTTTTTTCCGTAATCCGAAAGCTCAGTCTCTTCGGTTACAGATTCGTTTTTTATGGAAGCAAACGAAATAGGTAATCCTTTAAGCTTTGCATTTAAAGATATAATTTCCTTTTGTTGTAATTTTTTCTTCTTTGTTCTCAAGACGTCGTTATCTTCTCGCTCAACTTTAAATTGATTTATTGATTCAAAGAGTTTGATCGTTTTTAGATATTCATCCTTTCGTTTGTTTCTTTTCTCCTGCTCTTCGATCTTTTCTTGTTGTTTATCTGCTAAAGTTTCACGATCTTCTTCGGGTTCTTCTTGTTGTGATTTGGAAGAATCATTGTTAGCTGTTTGGTTATCAGAGTAGAGAGAGAAAGAAAACGTAATTAATAATAGAATAAAAACAGAATATTTCATAACTGACCTCTTTAAGACATGAGTAGGGTTAAAATTCAACAACCACTGGTCAATGATAAAAATACTTGATTATTTAAAATATATCTGAACTTGTCCACACCCTGTGAACCGAAAGCTATTTGATTCTTTTACTAATCAAAAAAAAGTTCAATTCGCTAATGGAAATGGGCCAAATGCAGTTCAAAATGGATTTGAATTAGCGGAAATAGAAACTTTGTATTCAGGACTATTTAAATACCGTGCCGATGTAAGACTATTGACTGGAGAAAAATACAAGAAGATTAGATTGCCTGGTCCATATTACGGGATAACTGGATTTTTTTCAGGGCACAAGCATGGATTTAAAACAGGACAATTATGCCTTATCGGGTTTATTCAAAATAGAAGAGACAATCCAATCATATTGGCAATTTACCCATTTCCGGCCGGGGTATCCACTCAAACGAATTTAAGTAAAAATTTAGATTATGATAGCGAAGAAGTTTCTAGTGGGCACGAATCTGGGCACAAGACAGTTTGGACAGAAAACTTATTGAAACATGTTGATAAATTAAATCAGATAAGATTTCAAATTGATTTATCAATCCCACCCACCGTGAATAAACTTGAACATGCTACACAAGGAGAAACTTTGAAAAAAAAGCTGGAAGACCTTATTGATATTCTATTAGAGATCTCAAATGCACTTACCTTACTTACAGTAAATTGTACCGCACCTGGAAGTCCTTCTTTGCCACCGAACAATTTAAGTGCTTTTATTTCAGCTTCTAACAAATTGAATTCATTAAAAACAACTCTTCCACAAATCCTTTCTGAGGTTATCAAACATTTCTAATATGAATTTTTGGGATCATTTTTCAGAATCAGAACATGAGCACTACTCTTCTGAGGAAAGTGCTGGAACATACTTAAAATCAAGTAATACAAATTCCTGTGACTTTTGTTCATCACATTGGGGTACTAAAGTTAGGCTTTTTGCAAGTTACTCTGATTTTGAAAATTCAGAATATTTTGGAGGAGATGATACAGTTATACACGATCCGCATGGAGTGAAAATAGCTGCATGGCCTGGAAAGAATAATGTTGGGAGAAATGCAAAATCATATCAACTTTGTGCGCCTGTGCACCCTAATTGTGGATGTGAATTTAAAGATTATCGATTTTATACAGACGAATCAAAAACAGAAGAGTTAGAAGACTGGTATTCAAAATTGGAATTCTAATTTTTATTCAGTTTTTAAACGATATTCCAAATATTTATTTCGCGTATTTTTTATTGGTACAGAAATAGGTTTAATCTCATCTTCATCAACTTTCTTACTATTTTCTTGAATTTCTTTAATTGAACAATCTAACACTTCATTGAAACCAATTTCATCGGAAATCCTTTGAATAACTTTTAGTTTCATTTGCTTTGTATTTTTAATTTCTTTCACAAAGTCTGCATATTCCGTATGTAAATGATCATCATAAGAAAATACTTTTTTATAATCCCAATCAGTTTGATACCAAATAATTGGATAGGCTCTACCATTCCAAATTCCTTTTAACTTTTTTAAATATAAAATTCTTAATCGATCTTCTGGTGCATATTTATAGTTACTATATACATCTTCTCGAAATTTATACAAGATATAAGCAATGTTAGCAGAGATAACAAGTTTTCCTTTAAAAGAATATTTTGAAATACGGAATCCAGTATCAATATCTGGACCAAGAAAATCTTCAATATCAGTCTTAAATGAGTTTTCGGATGAGATTATGATATTTTGAAAATTTCCATACTTAAAAATATTTTCAGCTTCTTCTTGATTTAACGAAGGAATCTTTCCAACCTTAGCCATCCAAAGAGTTGCTTTTATTGACAATATTCTTTTCGATTCTGGTTTATGTTTATGTAATGATGCAATACTTTCTTGTAGAACTTCGTAAAAACAAACTGGAGCATCAAAAATATCTTTTAATGAATTTATTCGTAAATAATATAAAACTTCATCACCTATATATTTCCAGACTTTAATTCTAGAGAATTTTTCTCGGAGTTTGCTATCGGCTATTTCATAAAATTTTTGAAATACTGTTGGCCATTCTTTTGGATTTAATGTCTTATACTCAGTCGAATTAACCAAATCCAAAGAAAAAAATAATATATGATCTACATATAACAAGAATTAATCCCAGGCAAAAATCTGTAACCAACGGCCTCTATTTTTTACCGCATCCATTGATACTTTAAAATACTCTGCAATTGGTTTAATTTTGTATATTTCACTTTCTGAATGATAGTTTTTATCAGAAATTAATTTAAATTCTTCTGCTGGCATTAAGAATGCTGCTGCAAACTCATTAGCTTCATATTCTTCTTTTGTAAATCCATATCGATATAAAACAGAATCTTTATATTCGGTTTCACCCAGCCATGAATGATTTTTGTAATCATAATTCATGTGTAAAATTAAATGGGCTATTTCATGAGCAATTGAAAAACGCTTCCTGACTTCAGAGTGATTACCTTGTAAGCGTATTTGAAATTTATTGCTTTTCTCGTCCTTTTTTATCAAAGCTTCGAAAGGCAAATTCTCATCCTCAAATACTCTCCCACCTAATTTTTCAACCGATTGAACTAGATCCAATGGAACTTTTAATTCCAGAAACATTCTGAGTTCATCAGCTTTGGCATTTATTTCCTTTCTACGTAAATCATTCATGTCTTTTATAATAATAGCATTTGTATCTATTTGCTTTTAAAAAAATTTGTCCACTATAAATTATATAACAAATGTAATCTTTTTGGTCCTAAAATCAATCAAACTTTATGAGCTATTGGGATAAGCTATAAAAAGAAATTCAATCTTAACTAATTGTTTTTTGGTCCCAATTTGGATCTAGTTTTCTTTTACCCCATTTAACTGAGATAGTCTGATCTGCTTTCCCGGTGCCTGGTATCCAAGTTACGTCTATACCAGTAATATAAAATCTAGGATCATAAATTTCAAGATCACCGTTAAGTGGTTTAGATTGCACTCCCCCGTCTTTATTTACTATTTCCAAAATCATGCCCTTGGAAATACCTCGAAAGTAACCACCCGAAAAAGATCCTGAAAAAATTCTTTCTCCAGTACCGAAAGTATTAAAGATCTTTGTTTGTATTTCATTCAGTTTTTGATTAAATAAACTTTGTGTAGCTGCTGTATCGACTTCTTTTGGAAAACCAGCCCCATCGAGAACAATAGATAAAACACGTTGACCAAACTCTGCAAGGAGTTGAGGACTATATGTGACCGGGTTTAACATAAGTCCCATGATATTATCAAAAATACCAACATTTACATGAACACCCGAAAAAATATCAGCCGTTGATTCTGTTAATTCAAAATTACTAATGAAGCTCTGATCCACTTCTACGACAAGACCTTGCATCGAATCTTTAGTAAGAGAAACAGAATCTAAGAATTGGAAAGGTGTCTTACGATATACAAGGGTCCCTATAAGCGTATCAGGAGAAGTAATTTTAACTGATTCAAATTTTTTAGGTATAAACAATGATTTCTTTTCGCCACTGATATAAAAATCAACAGACTGATCGTAATGAAAAAAAAGTTCATAGAGTGGAGGTTTTGCTAACGACTCCATTAAAGACCAAATGGAAAGATTGTTTCCAAAATTTTGAGAATTTAACCACTGAAGCGTATGCAAAAAAGCAATTGTATAGGGTTCTTGATCTAATCCTGATAAGGTATCAACCATTTGGAAAAACTCTCTTCCACCGTATTTGCCATTACTCAGTAAATGTTTAATTGCAGAATCCGCAAGAGACTGCATCATTAACGTTGGACTTTTGGCTTCTTTGATTGCATTTAGAACTGTTTGTAATGCAGTTTGCAATCTGTTGCCAGGTGATTTTGCTGCAACAGCAACAGGAATAGTGTTTGAAGGTGGTTTAGAATTATCGAAATCTATAAATAAAATTTGTGAACTTATGGCCTCTTCCAACCCTTCCCCAGTAATACTGTATTCAGATTCTCCTCTTACACCTCCTCTATGACTCTCATCGGATATACGACCTGCAAATTTTGTTTTGTCATCTTCGGTTATAACGACTATTCTACCAGGTCTAAATAATTCCCTTATACGTACTCTTTGACCATTAGTTGAAAAATCATTTCTAGCACCTTTTGGAAGATCGATTTTAAAAGAACCTCCAGATACAGAATCCCTAAAGTTAATACGCGCTAGCATATTACTTGGAATCTCAATCGGAGATTCCATAGCAACAATCTCATCTAAACTATATCGTTTAGAAATAGATGTTGCTTCAAACGGAATGAATCCAAGTAAGAATACTCTAAAGGTTGGTTTAATAGCATGAATCATTAAAAATTACGACGCCTACGTAATTTAAAACTTCTGAAATCACCAATCGGACTTATCTGGACTTGATATTCAATCGTATCATCATTAAATTCGAAGGAAGTAATTGATGCGTCTTTTACTCCTAGATCAGATTGTAAATTTTGAATAATTCTTGAAGGAATCACTAAACTAAAAAGTTCATCTGGTGCAGTGCCAGGTTCGATACTTGCACCTATAGCAGTGTGAAAAGGGATTTGACCAGGTAAGATTCTAAGTTTATCTAAGCAACCGTCAATTAAGCAGTCTAAACCACTCGTTATTGCAAGATCCCCTGATTCAACTTCAATGTCATAATCATCCGTTAAACTTATATCTTCTCCAAAATACCATTTTTCTATAATTTCTTGCATCTTTTCGGGAGGTAGATTATCTAGAATACGATGTTCTGAGATTATGCCAGTATCTATTTGTGAGTACGATTTTTGAGACGGAACTCTAATTGATAACCCGACAATATCATCCCCTCTTCCAACTAGCAACATACCGTTGTCTCTGATTAAATCCTGAACACGTTCAGGAGATCCATAATAAAAATTTGATATGCTTTCGAGGGACATGTTTGGCTTTACAGTAATATATGCAAAGTTTTGTGAAATATTTTGGTTATTTACTAAAATCAAAGCAGCACTTACATCTGCAAGAGCCTGCTGAATGTCTAGGACTGAATTTACCATAGGGTCAATCGCAAGAATATATTCATTTTCCGGCACCACTGAGGTCGTAAAAATATTGTTATAAACCGAGGACGGCATTTCGGATTTATTTATTTCTTCCAAAGTAGAGTTGGATGTTATAGGAATTTGAGGGTTATCTAAAGATCCCATTTCCGGAACAATCTGGTTTGGAAAATAAACTTGATTCAAAAGCTCATGAAATTGATTTGTTTTTTTCTTAAGAGGTCCACCTGATTTAGCAATTTTATTTAATGTATTTTTATTTGTTATCTCAAACATCTTTAGATCATTTTTCATGGTCTCCGATAGACTAGCAATATCTTTGTAAAGATCAGTCACATTAGAAAAATACCTCAATGGCCCAGAAATGTCCGTTAGTATATTATCAAACACCGTGATTGCATTGTTTATTAAGGCTTTCGGATCCGGTAATGCAGGACGTCTGAAAGGAGCATTTGACGATAAATCGGCAATCCCAATTAGATTTAAGGACCAAACCCAAGTCAGCGGATCCTCGTTTGATTGTGAAATCTTAAATCCACCATGATCTGCAAATACAACTTCCCAATGTGCGTCTCGATCATAGTCATGAAAAATCATTACTACTTTTTCGAAATTAAAAGGAGTATTCCCGGTTGCTTTCAGTTTTATATCATTCGCATTCGGAAAAAAAGGCGAGAATGTTGGAACTCTATTATCAGCCTTGGACTCATCTCTAATTTCGTGCATTAAATAAACAAGATCAAAGAAATCTAAATAACCGGATTTTTTTATTGGATTGATTCCCTCAAGTTCTTGTAATAACGCGCTACCAATTGCAGAAGCAGCGCCAGCAAGACTTCCAAAAGAACTTGTTGGTTTTCGCACAGGTTGCCCTTCGTATTGCTGCCAAATTTCGCCTGACAACAAAATATTACTGATTGAATTGCCATTATCAACGACTTGTGCACCTCCATAGGTAGGTGTAACGGAAATATTATAATTATATGAATGTTCTTGGCGCGATAAACCAATTAAAAAGAAATACTCACCAAAAGAAATTGGAGTTACGCCTGACGCGGATTGGCGCATTTGAAATTCTAAACTAAATGCGCCGGTAGCTTCAAATCCACCAGTACCTCTTGTTACGCTTGTAGCTAAAGATCCCATTCCTTTCTAAAGCGAATGACAAGGAAACTACCATACTACAACTGCAAGTATTTTTTAATTGATTTTTTTCCGGCAATTATCTCTTGTCCACTTCCCATGAGCGATCCAAGCCCATATACTCTTAGGACCTTTTCTGGAATTTTTGCAAATTTTGTAAGTTACCTAGTTTCGGCTAATGTAAGGCTTACAAATTTTAAACCAGGTTCTCGAATTCGTACAATCCTAGAAGCGATAGCAGCAGCATTATCTCGTATGAGTTCAGAATTTTATTCTGCTTATTTATATGCCATGAGAAATGCTTGTTATGAATCTTTTGGTTTTGGGCTTCTTGAAGGAAAAAAATCTACTGGATTTATAAGATTCGAAAAATCAGGTCTAACGTCAAATTATAGTATTCCAATATTTACAATTTCACTTTTCGGCCAAGTGTATCAAACAGTTGGTCCAGTAACATTAGTTGTAAGTCATACATCGATTGACATAGATATTCGTGCGGTAGAACCAGGCACACAATACAATATCGATTCTCTTGGCATTGATACAAACTTAGGTCGTGGTGATATTTTTCAAACTTCCGATCCAACCGTTGTAATTGATTTTGATCGTATTTTTAATCCCTACCCAATATCCGGAGGAACTGACAAGGAGACAGAAGAAGAGCGATTAATTAGATGGCAAGAATTTGTTAATAATTTAAGTAGATCTACATTAGCCGGCATCCTATCAGGAGTGAAATCAATTTCTGGAATTGTTGATTGTTATGTAACCGAAAACATAAACCCGAATAGTGGACAGCCAGAGACAGGTTGGATTAATATTTATGTATCAGATGGTACTAGTAATACTGCACCAAATATTTTACAAACTGTAAGAGATAAAATATCCGGATTGTTAAATAGTTCAGATTTTGGTTATAAGGCTGCTGGGACTCGCCTTTTTGTAAGTAATCTTAATATTCAGCCTATTTCATTTAATTACGAACTAGACGTTTTAATTTCTACTCAACTTTCAGATTCACAACTCATATCAATTGTAAGCCAAAGTTTTGCAAATTATGTAAACCGATTAAGAAACGGAGAAGATGTAATTTTTGATCGATTAAAAGGTGTAGGTATTAATGCGCACCCAGATATACAAAGAATCCGATTTGTAGGACTCTCTTCGGATATAGTTGTTTCTTCTGGATCAGTTCCTAAAATCGGCGGAAGTGGTGGTGGAACAATTGTATGCAATTTGATTAATAGGATTAGTCCACCGTGATCGATAAGTATCTATCACTCTTCAATAAATCTGGAAAGGTATTTAGAGCCTTATTTTATGATCCTGATCGTACAGAAAAGAGTAAAATTCAAAATATAAACGATATTAATAAAGGTGCGATTTACAACGGGATTGAATGGCATTATCGTTACGTAAAGCGTTTAGTCGATGAATTTCCTCTAACAAATGCTAGTGGATTTTTACTTAATGCTTGGGGAGAGTTTTTAGGAGTAAACAATGACTCTGGTCTATCTGATAACGAATATAGAGCTAAAGTACTCTCTAAATTATTATCCATTGTCGGAACATTGCCTGCAATTAAAAATTTAATTAAAGACTTAGATCACGTTGAAATCAAAGAAGCACAAGACTTGGGATTTTTTTTAAATGTGTCCCATCTAGACACACCTGTATTAAGAAACAAACCTTTTGGTTCTGTCCTCACCCACCATACTAATGCAATTTATATAATATTTAATACGATTTTTGATATTGATGCACTACTTTTAAGAACAATTTATCAAATAAAATGTGCAGGCATTGGTGCTTTTGCGGGTGTAATTAATGAATATCCTGAGTTCAGCCACTTGCATTTAGATAATGGGTTTTTAGATAAAGATTTTATAGGAGAAAATCAATGACAATAGTCAGTATTGCTACCAACGATTCTATAACGAAAAGGGCAATATATAATCCAAACCAACGTGTTAATGCAAAAATGGTGGGATCTACGCCAGGACTTGAAGATGACATACTAGTTTATCCTAAAGCAATCATCATGCTCTTTAGAGAGTTATTTTGCCTTGAATCTGGAGAATACCAGTGGTTAGGAGGAGAAATTTCAAATTTCAACACTACTACTATAAATACAAAAAAAGGAGGTATGGTAAAAGACGATGAGATTTATTTTCTTGAGTCATTAACTTTCCAACCTACTCCACAGGCATTTTGGGGGTTTTTAGAAATAGAATTAGTTTCGCTAGATTCAGATCTTGTTGATTTACAATTTTTCAATATTTCTTCCAATTCTTCATACCAGCAGAGTGCAAATACTAGAAAAGTATTCCAACTTAAAATCTATGAAAACTATAACAATACAGCTTCTTTTCCTACACTTACTTCAGGAAGAATTAAATGGTTGGAATATAAAAAAGATAATGCGTTTGGTAACATCATTTCGGTTAATAAAATTATAAATTCTATAAAAATTCCAAAAAACAAAAATGGAACACTCTTTACTGTAGAAGACTTCATAATACCCGTAAGATCAGTCAATGGGCAAACTGGAGATGTTGTTTTAGACCCGATTGTTCTTGGTGATATGTGCGAAGATCCATTCGATCAATTAGATCCATCCAGATACAAAATACCGAATGGACAAACAATTCTTCGAACTGGTATTTACGCAACACTCTGGAATTTAGTACACAAAAATATTACTGGGATAACTGCATCCACTGATCGAATTAGTTGTACAAACCACGGATGTATTGAAGGTCAACTTGTAAAGTTTTCTTTTACAGGTGGAGGTGTCAGTGCATTAGTCAATTATTATGTACGTAACCCTACGACAAATGACTTTCAAATTTCCTCGACCCCAACAGGCTCTATTTTAGATCTCACATCTTCTCAAACAGGAGAGATGCTTACAAATGTGGAATATGGATTTGGAGATGGGTCGACTACGTATAATGTTCCGGATCGACGTGGTATATTTGCACGAGGCGCAGGCGTCCACGGATCACGATCAAAAGCAGCTGGTGGAAATTATGATGGTGGTGCAGTTGGATACGCGGGCCAAGATAAATTTCAAGGTTTTGTGATTAACGCGATTCAATCCGGTGGATCAGCCGTTATGCCCGGAAGTGCAATTGGGACTGGCAACCCGTTATATCCTACTAGCGACGGTACAAACGGAACTCCCCGGACCGGCAACGAAACTACCCCTGCATATATTGCAGTAAAATATAAAGTGAGGGTAGCATGATGAATTATATATTAGAAAAATCAAATAAACAAGTTGTCTGGATTAACACGGACCCAACCAAACTTACGGGTGTAGAAGCATGGGCAAATTTTAAACCAGACCAACACGAGATTGTGTATTCACACCACTACAATCCACAAATCTGGGAAACGTTTACTGCAGTGATTAAAGACGGAGTGGCGCAAGATTTTATTCCCCAAAAAGTATATAATAAAACTTCGGGAGAGGAAAGAGTCCTACATGGCTGGGAAGATAAAATAGATTCGGAAATAGAAACGGAGATAGAACCTTTCAAGGACTCTGCCGGAAATCTGGTGGAGTATCAAAAATATACGGATTCCGGTTGGATAATCAATCAAGAGCGCAAAAAAGAAGCTCTACTGGAGAGAAATAGTCAGATCTTCTATTCTAAGGTAAATTCTTATAGAAGTAAGGTTGATTATCGTAATACACTTTGGGATTCTGGTAAAACTTATTTAGAGAATATTCAAAAAACATTAAATATTTATAACAAACAACAGATTATCTCCATCCCGGAATGGAGAGATGCAAATGACCAATTTCATTCTTTGAGCGTAGAAGAATTATCGGAATTATCGGATCTAATCGAGTTAGATCTTTTTAATACAGGGAGAATTTTATATTCTAAAAAATGGGAAATGGAAGAAAAAATTCGACATTTAGCTCCACAAGAATTTTTGGATTTAGTCGAGGCTTGGAGTTGATTCGTCTTCAGTTGCGTTTTGCGTGCACGCAAACAAAATCAGAGATACAAGCAGCGACAACTGCAAGCGAACTATTAGCGATAGACGTAAATAAAGGATGGGACCCACCGTGATCGAAGAAATCCTTTCGGCATCTGGTATAGTTGCAGGAGTAGCAGCTATACACGTTTTAAAGTATATTTCTGATCGGTGGACCGAGTGGCTGAAATCCAATCGTGATCGCGGAAAGATTCAGAGGGAGTTAAATCGTAATACTTCTGTCCAGGAGCTGCTGGCCGTTTTGCGTGATCATTATAACGCAAGCCGCGCAAAAGTATTTTTATTTCACAACGGGGAATATTACCACAACGGAACCGGCGTAGAAAAATTTTCTCTCACAAATATCGTAGTTAAATCTGGGATGGCTTATCCTTATGAGTTTAATAATTTTTATACCAACCAAAGTATTTCTCAATCACTCGAAATTATTAAACCGATCTGTGAATCAGATTCCGTTTATCTTCTAACCGAATCAATGCCAGAATCCTCCGTTTGGAAAGATATATTTCGGTTTAATAAAATCAAAGCCCATCTATTTGCAAAGATTGATTACAAGGGAAAAATAGAAGGCTTTGTATCTGTCTCATGGCATGAAGATATTAATCGTACCCCTCAAAAACAAGAGATTGAAGAAGCCGCAACTGAAATAGGAATTTTACTCAGGAAAAAATTATGACCCAAAAGGATCTAGGAAAAATGGAAAAAGAAAATGCACCCACAACAAATTTATCAAAAAATTTTACTTTGTCTGAATTAACTGTTACACAAACAGGCATTCCGAACGTTCCAGATGAAAGACAAATCGTAAATCTAAAGCGTCTCTGTGAAACGATTTTGGAACCACTTAGGCAAGCAATTGAAAAGCCAATTATTGTTAATTCCGGATTTCGATCGCCAGCAGTAAATCGAAAAGTGAAGGGTAGCGTAACAAGTCAACACATGAATGGCGAAGCAGCAGACATTTGTGTTCAAGGGTTGACAACAAAAGATATTGTAGCAGAAATCCTAAAGCTCAATTTGCCATTCCACCAATTAATCAACGAAGGCACGACTTCAGGCGTAACTTGGGTCCACGTCTCTGTTGCGCCTATTGGTATCAAACCGAAAAAAGAAGTATTAAACGCGTTTGGAGTACCAGGCAAAATGAAATACCAACGAGTCACAATAGGATAAGAAAATCTACATAAAGGAAATATAATATGACCAAACACAAAAAAACATTTTGGAAATATCTCTCCGATAATGTGACTAAAGGACGGATCTCAACTATATTAGGTGTGTTGATTGTAATCGGTGCGATTGTATCTGTATTTATAGACAAAGCAGATTGGAGCCAAGCTTGTCTGGCAATTGCGGCTGGGTTTGCTGCTATTGGATTTATTGGCAAAAACAAGGACGGGGAAAGCAATGGATCGAATAGTTTATAAAAGTTTAAAGAACTACAAATACGAACTCTTATTACCCTATTGGTTCCAGACAGACATCAAGACGGAAAAACAAATTCGGATCGAAACTACTGGAATAAAAACTTTTGTATCACTAGATATAGACGGACTATTAAAAATAAGCGCCGGATACGCGTGGGATGGACCAAGCGGCCCGACATTTGATACAAAATCCTTTATGCGCGGATCACTAGTACATGACGCGCTCTATCAATTGATGCGGGAAGAAAAATTAGATCATATAAAATATCGTGATACTGCAGATCAGATTCTAAAAAAAATTTGTTTAGAAGACGGAATGGGCTCGTTTAGAGCAGCATACGTTTACAGATTTGTGAGTTGGTTCGGAGGATCTTCAGCGAAACCGACGGACGAAACGAAAGAATATATACTGGCACCGTAATATATCCTTAAATACATTCCATCTCACTTAACCCCGTAAATGCGGGGTATTTTTTGATAAATTTGTTGTGGGATATTTTCTTAGATGAGAAAATATTATACCGTCATTTATTAAGCATACGATCGCAAAGCTTTTTAAGGTATTTAATCGAAACTAGATATTCCATCCAAGAATTTAAAAAATCAGAAGGATGCTCTTTTAGATAAGGTTGCAAGTTGTCGCAAAATTCAATTGTTACTTCTAAATGTTTTGCAATAGCTTTCGACACAGTATTTTGCAAAACATTTAGAGATACACTCGATTCATTATAGTTATTGTTGGAGAAAGATTTTTTTTTCTTTCTGTCTTCCCTATCGTTAACTTCAATAATTAACTTTTTATTAGGATGCGAAATTGGAGTTATCTTTGGTTTTGGTTCGTTGGTATTATTTTTAATATTCCCTTTCATAATGCCTTCGGTAATTGGTTTAATATTCCCTTTCATAAACTATATTCCTTCTATTAAATTGGTCTTCCTAATCTCTATTGTTCATTAGGTTTCTAAAATCATTTCCTATCTCGCTCATCTCCAAAATACTTTGTCACCACCCACCACAACGGAAGCCAAACAAAGAGGGCAATCACAACCCACCCGACGACAACGCAAGGCACTGTGTAGACCAATATAAGTTTGATGATTTGGAAACAGGTCATAGTGAGGCTTTTTTTTGTTTCCGATCAATTGTCACCAATAAGACGAATCCAATTATTCCAAAGCGGAAACTGAAATCGTTTTGGTTTGCAGAAACGTGGATCACGATTAGCGGCCAACCGTTGTGGTAGATTGACCAATAATTTTGAATGAAAGCTGACCAACCCGACTTTTGTTGACTTGACTTAAGACCGACCGACCACCCATAATGCTTTGGCGATCTCAAATAATCCCAGAATGTCCTTATAAGCCTGCTCATTTTATCCACGTTAGTCATCTGGCATTTTCACATTCGTATGCTTCCGAAATTATATAAACGTTCATAATTCCCTCTGCATATTTCGATACGCGGCCGCTCCCTCAACAAACACCGCGTAAAAACCTGATCCCAGATCCGGAAATACCGGAAGTTTCGAAAACTCAGTTTCAAGCTTTGCGAGTTCAACGTCAGTAAATCCCGTTACAGTTTTCAAATCCTCTCGAAAGCTTTCCAATTCTTTTAGAGTCATACTTTCCCCTTTTAACAAGCGTAATCAAATTTAAGATAACGTTGTCTTGAATTTAGCTTAAAATAAATTGTACCATAAAAAGTATCACCGTAATCGCTTGATGGAGATTGATCTATAAATGCAGTTCCGTATTTGCCATAACAATCAATTGATTCATCTTCAAAATGCTCTTCCTTAAGTTTTTTAGTAATACGGAAATTCTCTACCCAGATTTGATCGGTGATCAAGGCTGATTCTGTAAACCAGTTAACCCAATCTTGCCCTTTTATAGTAGCAAGTGCCCGTAAAATTCTCTCATCCATTCCGTTTTTCTCCTGTGATTTTCATGTGTGCATCAACAAGGACCGTCGCAAGCGGTCCTGTTCTAATGTCTAATACTGCCCATCGAGGACCATCTATCAAGTTCACGTGTCCATTATCTAAAAACGAAATGATCCACTTTTCTCCTGCAAGCATCGGAAACACTACTTCGCACAAAGGACCAATACACTCCGAAAGGGATTCGAAGTCGGGAAGTTCCTCCGGCTTCACTACTCTAGGTATTCTAGGCATTGATATTATTCTTCCTTTATCATATGCCCAATTTGACATAATATAAAATCCACTATCACCTTTATGGTTGGGCAGAAATTTCCATCCCAAAATCTTTTCAGCGATATATTCACGGCGTTCTTGTGGAGTCATTTGTTCTTCTTTCATACTTATTCCTCCCCTACCCTCCCACACAATATGATCCAAATATCTAACGAAACTCCCAATAAACCAAACTCAAAGAACAAACGTTTGAGTGCTGTCCCATCATAAGTAAAATAATATAAATTTAATATAATTAAACCTTTATTGTCTTGAGAGGTAAGGCTATAATAATGATTCAAGTAAACACATATAAATGAATCAAATGGACTTTTACCTATTAATTTAATACTACCATTACGCCTTAGCCGAATGAGGAACCATTTAAGATACACAATCTTTCTCCAGGTTTTGATTTTTAATGACATACTATTTTTTCACCCTCCACAATCTAATCCAAATACTTAACCAAAACCCGAATATACCAAATTCAATCATTAGATAATTGTATAGAACGTCACTATATTTAATATAATCTAAATTTAATATAAACAAACGCCAAGTTCTCAGGTAACCACCAAAGTTGTGATTTAAGTAAACGCATATAAATGAGTAATCAAGAATATTTCCAAGTATCTTATAACTACTACCCGTTTGCCTTAGCTTCTGAAGATTGTATTTAAGATCCACAATCTTGCGTAAGAATTTTATTTTTAATGACATTCTATTATTTTCTCCTAAAACGGAATCGAGTTATCGTAATCAAATAAAGACGGCTGAGGATCAGAGTCCATAATCTCGTCATCCTGAATTGACTGTGCAAAGCTGTAGGTTTGTCGCAAGCACACAAACCTACCTCCTAACGTGCTCGAATCAATTTTATTGTCGTAACAGTCTGAAGTAGTCACATAAAAGTGGACAGCCATTTAAGCAATATTTGTCTCAAATTCTTCAGGGCTCATATAACCTAATGTAGAATGAAACCTGAATCTATTGTAATACACTTCGATAAAATCAAATAGAAGATGCTCCGCTTCTTCAATGTTATAGAATGTATTGTATTCGATTTCTCTTTTTAGAGAACTAAAGAAAGACTCTGCCACCGCATTGTCCCAACAATTTCCTTTTCTGCTGTTGCTTCGTCTGATACCATTGGCAATTAGTAGTCTACGTGTTTCTTTAGAACAGAAATTAGAACCCCGATCCGAATGAAAGATCAATCCTTTCCGAGGGTTTCTTGACAACACTGCTTTTAATACCGTATCACATACCAACTGAGAATCATTACGATCGGAAAGCGACCAACCCACTGTCTTGCGTGAATACAGATCCAAAATCACACAAAGATAACTCCAACCAAACGAAGTCCGAATGAATGTAACATCAGACACCCAAATTCGGTTCTGCTCGTTCGGATGAAATTTCCTTTGAACTAAATCAGGAGCAATTCTACCCCCGTGTTTTGAATTCGTTGTCAAAGGTCTAAACTGCTTCCTCTGTTTCCCGCTAATTTTACAGTGTTTCATCGCTTTTCGAACTTTCCTCGCTCCATAGGGAAGATTCGACTTTTTCACTTCCTGAAAGAGACGTTTAAAACCGTAATTCTTACGACTTTTAAGCCACTTCTCTTGGAGAAAATTCGTAAGGTCAGGAGCAACTGACCGATCTTTATGACGGTTTAGATATTTATAATATCCTGATCGAGATACTCCTAAAACTCTTGCCATGCTCCCTATACTATGCTCTAAGCAATTCGATTTCATGAACTTCAATCGGGATTCTGTTCGCGGGAAAGCATGGCCGCAAACTTTTTTAAGATCGCGTTTTCATCCTTTAATCTCACATTCTCTTTACGAAGTCTTTTCAATTCTTCGCTTTCCTTTAGCTGTTTATCCGGAAGTGGTTGCTCTGTTTCCTTCTTTTTCAAATGCTCGGCCTTCCATTGTCTCAATACAAAGTAGCTAACTCCTAAGGACTCTGCTACTTCTTTTATTGTAAACGATCCATTTAACGTCCGGTTTACTGCTTGTTCCCGAAACTCCGGCGAATATTTTCTTCTTCCTTTCATTCTCAACTTTTACCTCTATTCTTGGAAAAAAAGGTGTCTACTTTTATGTTACTAGGTCAGTCGCAAAAAAAGGACTGGCTATTATAATTAGTGCCATTCATTTCGTTATATCTTTTTAATTCACTTTCTTCCTTTTCACAATATTCGTCAAACTCACGTTGCGAGCGGCATGGCATACACTCACCGTTAACAAAATCAACATAATACTCTCTCGAATATTTAACTTTGCAAACTTTACAGGTCATGAAGGAGGGCTTTAGCGAAATCACATCGTTATCAAAATAACAAAGCAACTCCCTATCCAAATGTTTTTTATCCAACGTAACACAGACACGTCGAGTTCTTTGCGTCTTTTCGAAGGAATGAATAATGCCCTCACCGTGCGGGGTCTTGACTCTATCACCGATTTTCAATCGCATTCAATATTCGCCTTTTCCGCTGCTTTTTTTGGAAACTGTTTCCACTCTTCCCCGTCAAGGCGCGCCCTAGAATTTCTCTTATCACCCCATTGCTTAAAGAAGAACGGAACATCTGCGTCTGTACACTGATCACGCAAATTTCGAATCCAATTTGGCCGCACAAGTCTTGCATTCGGGCCTGACTCTCCTCCTGCTATAACCCAATCGATAGGAGATAGCGTTCCCCAAATATCCTCGTAATAGCCCATAGATAAAATATCGAGGTTGCCTTTGAGCGCGTTGACTGTGCCATAGTCTTCTGTTTCTAAGTTCGTTAAATCAATCTCACCTAAAAGTGGTTCTGCTGATATAAATTTTATTTTCGCTGGAGCTTCCATCAAAAACGGAATTCTCTCATCCGCTGTTTCTTGATCTTCAACTGATACCCCAAGCCAAACGTTTGGGAGCGGCCACTCGACTAATCCAGACCACTTGTCGGTCGATTCGTGCGGCATTTTTATACTCCTCGTTTGCCGATTGGATTCCACAAAAGAGTACGCAACGTCACCTATTTCGCCCGCACGGTCTTCAGTTGTTAAATATTCTAACATTCGTTCCGGACGTTTTGTTAAAACTTGAAACGTGTGTTTGGGATTTAAGGCCATCACGCCAAAAATTCTGTCAATGAACGAATCCGGAACATCATCATGAAAAAGATCAGACATTGAGTTTACGAAGATTTTCGAAGGTTTTCGAATCGAAAACGGTTCAAAAAGTTTGTTATATTTTAATGCGACTTCCGAAAAATCCCTATCTTTCCATTCCCCAAACTTGCGCTTGCTGATTGTCTCAGCGTAACAGTTTCTACAACCGGCTGAAACTTTCGTACATCCTGTAACCGGGTTCCAAGTGTGATCAGTCCATTCTATCTTTGAGTTTTTCATCCCTTATTCCTCTCTTCCATTCCCGCATTCCGAAGCGCAACGTAGACAATATCCCAAACACCGCGTAGCTTCCTATGGATACGCTCTGCCCTGCTCGACTTCCAAACTCTCTTCGGATTAAAATCCTGGCTCTGCATAAACCTTGCGTCGTAAGAGCCGTATGCGCCCTTTGTTTCTTTTACCGTCTTTCCGTCGTTTGCTATATACGCACGCGAATGCTCACGTGCTTTTGACTCGTCGCCGTTCGGCCAGATTTCAACTTTAATTACGATCACGGCTTCAATCCCTACAGGCAATGGGGAAAGGACAATTTGGATCATGGCCCGAGTCGATACAAAGTTCTATATAACGTCTAAAGGTGACTACTGCCCCCAATTTTTCCAACCAATATCGATCTTCTTCTGTTTCACCGTATCTCATAAAATCTTGCGTTGCCTCATCAATTTCGCAAACATACTGTTCGTCTGCATCAACAATCTCTAATACGTTTTCTGAAAGAAACTCCTTAACAGACTCACTAGTGCCAGCAATGAGATAACGTGCAAGTTGTCGTAAAGACGGTGACGCCCAATATTCGTAATCATTAATTAAAAACACTTTCATATCGTTCCTACTCCTTGTTCTGGCAAAAAATATCCTACAATCTCACTGCCCTCTTTGTCTGATTTTAGGCCATGGAGTGGGCAGAATTTAACTCCATTGGCCTCGATGAGTTCCGTTCCCAGATGTGGGCATCTCTTACCATGGCACTTTTTCCCAAAGAAGCCTTTTGCCCACGATTTGTATTTCTCAAGTTCCGGTGCACGGTCCGATGGGTTTGGCCCAAGAAGACCCGTAACATTCGAACGACAAAGCTTCCTCTTAAATATAATCCCCTGGAAAGAAAACCGTTCTCCGGAGATTATATTTTTTTGACCCGTCCACACTGGTTTGTTTGTAAATCCGGATTGAATGGAAAATTGTTCATTATAATTTTCTGATATAAATCTCGTATCAATGTGATGATGATTTTCCTTCGCTCCGAATTGTGGATCTGAATGCTCAGGGCCATTAACTGGGACAAAAACTCTTTTGCCTTTAGGTCCTATTAATTCAGCGCAAGGGATTTTATAAAATTTACCTACTTCGAAGTTCATATTCCTTTCCTCTCCGTCACAACGATTCTTATATCGTCACGGATTTTTCTTTCCATCACCAAACGATAAACTTGCCTATCATCTTTATATACGATTCCATTCATCGCATCTAAAAGAATTTTCGCAATTGCATCAATATCAAGACGTTCATAAGATGTATGAATTTCCACAGAGCATTCGTTCAAGATTACTGGACCACATAAGCATTGTGATCTAAAATCATATTGTAATCCTTCTTTAACAGATCTATAATCATTTGATAATATTAACTTTTTTTTATTCTTTGAAAGGCCGTATCTTCTATTTACGGATACCGGTTTTATTTTTGTCTTAAGCTCGACAGTCATTCCAGCGACCCCGTTTCCGAAAATTTTCCTCTTTGATTTTTTGCGACAATCATCGACTTACGCAACCTCCCTACTCTGTTTGTTCTTTCTCACGCTATTAAACCAACTCCACAACAAAGCACTCGCCACGTTATCCTCTTCAATTGCCGTCTTCTTCCAATCAAGCCTTACTCCCAACGCGTCACTAACGTAGACTCTCTCCGGTTTGTCTTTGAGCCGTTTGAACTGTGTCACGAATTCCTCTGTCGTTACCCAGCGACGTCTGTGATCTGAATACCTCGTGACCTGATAACACCCCGGGTGCTCTGCTGTTTGCCCCAGGCAACGAGACGCAAAACACAGTTCACCCGTTTTACGCGACTCGACTCTGTAGAATCGCTCCTCCGTGAAAAACCCGCGATCCTCAACGCGCACGTTAGGCACTACAGTAGGTTTTTCCACAGCCTTCTTTACGCCCTCGTCAAACGCGGAAAGGAATTGATCTAGTGTGACTTCGGGTTGTGGTTTCATTTCTTATTAATCTCAACCCTCTCCACAGTAAGGGCAATTAACATCTTCATATAAACTCATTTTCCCCTCCTCGCCAGTTCAGCACGTTCACTTTTCATTTTTTCGTAGATCTCAGTAACGAGCGCTAACGTTGCTCCTCGTCTTGCAAAAATCTCGTATGTCCGTTCGATTCTATACCCACTGTTAAGATGCCAATGAATTGACGCTCCCAATTGTTCGTTCGTCATGCTGCTGTTGGCCGTTTGAACTTGCATGGCTCCCCTTTGTCTTGTTTAGATTTTTTGAATGTTTCGTAAAATGATTTCGCATATGTAATTTTAGGGTTTGTCGAATTTGGATCGTAATACTCCTCCGGTGATTTTGCACTTAGGATAAACTGTTTTGTTGTCGGTGATATTTTTTGTGCCTGAATATAATCCTCGAAGTATTCAAAATCTGGTTGGTGATTAGTTTGTGTTGGTCGTTCCGAGGATGGCGGCTTTAGCGCGACTATAGTTGATTGTATTTTTTCGTAATAAGATTTTGCAGATGCAATTGTGATCGGAATCGGTTTCCAAAATTTAAGATCGTCTTTGAATTCCTTAGACTCTTTGATCCGTATAAGATTAGATACAACCTCTATAATCTTATCAGCCGAAAGACCAGAAGTCATAAACCAATTTAAAGCAGAGGTTTCTTTTCCAACAGTATGAACGTATTCGATATTCCTCGAAGCGAGAAGCTCTTTTGTTTTTTCGTAAACGTTTACAAATGTAATAGTTTCAGAAGAAACCTCTTTTTCTTTCTTTGTACTATCTAGTTTATTATCCCCTTTAATATCTGCTCCACATTTTGTGGAGTGCATGCACTCTATATTTTGTGGACCCCACTCTACTTTTTGTGGGGGGTCTTCCACATTTTGTGGACCCGGGTCTATATTTTGTGGAGTGGGTTTGATGATTCGAACGTTAGAAAAAATAAACCGACTTGTCCCGTTTTTTGTTTTTAAAAGCCTGACTGTTATCGCACCCTTTTTTGCTAACCTTGAGATAGAGGCCGAAATGGCTTTTTCAGCTTTCGTTTTTTCCGCCAAAAGTTTTTCAGAATCTTTTTCGTACGGGTTATACCTCTCTAATAGTCTCGCAAAATAATCGTTAGTTGCAGTACACCCTTCCTTCCGATTACTAAGATTGTGAATCAGCGAAAAAATTATTTTCTCTCCGTCTGTCAGTCCGAATCCGTTAACAACATTAAAATCAACAACAGCATAAGAAGATCCCTCGGGCCGATTGGGACGTGGAACTCTACGAGGAACGGCATTCATACAACACACTCTGTATTTTGCATAGGCGAAGTCAGATAGAGAGTATTGTTTAGATAACTATCGAGGTCATCCAGGCTATCCGTTACAAAAACAACAGAGTTGTTTTTTTTGATTATAATCTGATCACCAATATTTATTGTTATACTACTACAAAGATCAACGTGATGAAATTCCATTGTCCCGTATTTTAAAGCCATCTTCGTATATACAGTTCCAACAAAATTCCATTCGTTCGGCCTAACTTGTTTAAATTTATGTTTTTGTAATATACTATTTATGTGTTCGTTTTGCGTATCCGCAATCATGATAATTATCCCTTCCTCTCACTGTCCTTTATGTCGCTTTGTCGGGTCCAAAAAAGAAACCGGTTTTGTATTTTTAGCTTTATCAGTAGAGTTTGCAGCCTTTAAAGCGGCGTCCTCTTGTGTTAAATAACTTTTGCGTATGTGACTCCACTTTTGTATAAGATCGTCAGCATCATAATCTTCTGATCTACCGTGTAACCACTGCAAAAAGTAAAACACCGATATAACGGAAATTGCAGTTAATCCGATCAAAAATTTTAAGCCGGTTTCCATAGTTTGATTAAAGTCCTTATACATATAGAGCAAACTACGGAAGACCCAGATACACATGCCAGCGCAAGACTATACCACACGGTTAGTATTGCGTATTGTTTGAGTATTATAAAATCGTAATAGTATAGCTCAAAATTCATAGTATCACCAATCCGCTTTTTCGCCGAAAAAATGAGTCGATACGAGATCAAGTGTTACTATTTTTTTATCCTTTTCAGCGAACACGTCGATCACCTTACCTGACTCAGATCCAGAAGCTGTGCCGAATTCTACAATTGCTTCTGGATTACATTTCTCTAGTTTCTTAATTAATGTTTTAACTTTCATGATTCCTCTTTTATTCCTTTTGGATTTTCGGAGAGCCTATAAGGTTTAGTAGACATTTCGTCGTTAAGCTCCCTATAGGATCCGAGCTTGCCCATGGTCTAGAATGGTGGGTGCTACCCAAAATTAGCTCGCTAATCTCCGACAATCCAAAAGTGCCGCGCACGGTCGGCTAAACTTAGGAGATACCCCTATCCCTGCCGTGCCAGGGATTACGCTACTTACTCTTATGCGGCCTCGTACCATCTCTCGAGGACGGTCTGACGAATTAGGTCTTCGTCGATCTCTATAAGTCCTGCAATGATGTGAGTGACCTCATCCAATGATTCATCACACTTATCATCAAAGAGCGCGTCGTATTGATTCAAAATTCTAATTCTATCTCTCTTTTGATTATCCATGCATAGCTCCTTAATCTATTTGTAGATTTTGATTCTCTATTAACTCGACACCCTTAAATGATCTCCCTGATTTAATAGCAGCCTTGAGTTCATTTTTCATTGGGCTATATTCAATTTTTGTAAACTCTTCGCCGAGTACGGTAAGGAGTTGATTATCAGGTATTTTTACATCCAAGGATTCGCTTTTGCGCCAATAGAGCTTAACTCGATCGTCTTTGAGTTTAGTCCCCTCTTGCAGATTAGCTTTAATAAATCTTAAAAGGCTCTTATACCTTTTTTCAAGGGCCTCTCTCCTCTTTTTAAGATTGGCTTCTTTTGATTTTAAAGCTGCTGCCTCAAGTTCGAGTTCGCAATATATGCACCCAAGATTGAGGAGTTTCTTTTCCTTTGCTTCAACGATCTCGTTCAACTTCTCCGCAAGAACCTCATCTACAATTTCACCCGTGTCCGGATTAATCGCGGAGTAGAGTGTCTGATAATACAGATCGTTGAGTTCGAATAGTTTGAATGTTGCGAGTGCAGCCATTAGAATAAATCCTCCTCGTCATCACTGACAGCCGGCTTTGTTCCTGCCCCTACTCCAGCGAGTTCAGTAGCCGTTCCATTGACAGGTTTTTCCGAGTTGGTTTTAGGCGAACTCGCTGGAGGCGTTAAATCGATCGGTTGTCCAGCCTGCTGCTTTTTATAACTACCGACTGGAACGTAGAGATACGTGCCGTCGATCTTGAGTATCTCAACTCCAAAATTCGAGATAAACGTCGCTTTACCGTTAGTCTTAAAAAACGCTTCCTTGTGTTCTTTTGAGGCCGGTTTTCCGATAGGAGTTTCGGGCGATACTTCAGTAGGTTTAGTTGTATTAGATTTTTTTGAAGTTTCGGCTGAGGGATTCGCGTCCGATGCCGGAACTTCTTCAGCCGGTGTAGTCAATAGATTTTCGTCTATTAATACTACAACATGCGCAAATGCAGATCTACAAGCCCGTGAAATCGCTCGGGTTTGGGCCATTGCTCTTTTTGCGTATTCTGGCCTACCACTCCAAGAACTTTCGTCGTCACCAATGAAGCCCTCTGCCTCGGCAATCACGACACCATCTGATCGCCTACGGATCTGACCAATTGCGCGAAATCCACCCTCGACTCTCTCTACAGATCCAGACGAGGCCGCACAACCGTGAGCGTTACATATTGCCTGCCAACCCTCAACTCTAATGTATTTTTTACCCTGGATTTCTTGCACGGTTCGGTTCACTATCTCACGACACGCACCAGCGACATCAGTCGCCCGACGCATCTGCTCAACAGGATTATCTGCTCTTACAATTGAATTTTCTTCCATCACACCACCGCCTTGAAGCCGTACGATTTTTTGATGTCCGTAATCACGTCCGCCATTGCATCCGTCTCCGCACGGAGCACCATGAGTGCCTCATCACGCTCTTTGACTTGCCCTTTGAGATACCTGATTGTCTGTCTGTAACTCACAAACAAAGCACGGAGACGGGCACGAGATTCTTTTACGTTCTGTTTTTGTTTTTCCACGCGCATAACGTCATCAAGTGAGATCCCGTTAACCGACAAAGACAACAAGCTTATCGAGGACTCACTAATGAGTTTTTTTAACTGGCTCATTTGCTGATCTTCTTTGAATGTCATGACAATGCCTCCTTAAAGCAGCAAAAGAAAACTGCTATTATAGAAGGTTTTTTGTCAAGAATTATTACTGCTTTTTTAGCAGAATTTGAACAGTTTCGGCGATAGAAAGAATTCGCTCGAAGGACGGTTGAGCACCCTCGCCGGAAATAAGACGAGATAAATTTCCAGAAGGAAATTTTGTCTCCTTTACAAGAAGAGCCGCATTTCCACGTTTTAAATTGACAAAGTATCGGATATAATCGACTAACATCTGTTTGTCGATGTCTTCTCTTGAGATACTCTCTCGTCTTTGACGAATAATTGCGGGAATCGTCTTTTTTATTTGTTCGTCTGTTAAAGACATGTGTTATTCCTATTTTCGGAATTTCTAAGATTTTACTCAAGCAATTCATTGCTCCACCTCGGTTAACGGGGTTTCTGCAATTTGCTCACTCGCATCAATCCAGTTACGGACAGCCTGCACGTCTTGAGATAGTTGGACGATATTACGTAGTGCGTCCATTTGGTGGTCTGTGTCGGGGTTCACGCTGCACCTCCTAAGTTGTATGAGGTGCGAATATCTACACAATGTTTATTTTTGTCAATAAATAAATCTAAACATTGTGTACTTTTTGAATTACCTCCGCAAGCGTTAGAAGTCCGTCCATGCCCGGAGGTCGGCCAGAGTTGTTGACCAGATTGGAGATACGCGAAACTGGAATTCCTGTTTGTTGTGAAAGAAGAACTGTGTTTCCTCGTTTCTGTTCTACAAACTCTCGAATGTATTCTATTAACGCTTCGCGGTGTTCTTGCTCCGAATCCACACACTTCCGTCTGTGTTCGATAATTTGTTTTATCGTCTCTTTCTTCGACATGTCTCTCATCCATTATCGGAAACTGAGTTGATTCACTCAACTGTTTCATATAGCACCTCCTAAGTTGTATGAGGTGCAGAATGTTGCACAATGTGCAACATTGTCAAGGAATAAATTTACACTTTGTGCAGTTTTGTTATTGCTTCGGCTAAAGTTAGGAGTCCATCCATTCCAGGAGGACGGCCTGTGTTGTTTACAAGATGGGATATTCGTGATCCGGGAATGCCGGTTTGTTGAGTAAGTAAAGCTGTGTTCCCGCGTTTCGCCCGCACAAACTCTCGAATGTATTCTATTAACGCTTCGCGGTGTTCTTGCTCCGAATCCACACACTTCCGTCTGTGTTCGATAATTTGTTTTATCGTCTCTTTCTTCGACATGTCTCTCATCCATTATCGGAAACTGAGTTGATTCACTCAACTGTTTCATATAGCACCTCCTAAGTTGTATGAGGTGCTATAAGCTATAGTTTCTGTAGAATTGTCAAGGACTAAATCTATAGATTTTGTAGTTTTTGTATTGTTTCGGCAAGCTTTAAAATTATTTCCATTCCTGGAGGGAATCCACTTTGATTTAACAGGTTTGAGATTTTGGCATCCGGAACTCCACTCTCGCGCGAAAGAAGAATTGTATTTCCCCTCTTCGCTTTTGCAAATTCCCGAATATATTCTGTCAGCGCTTCCTTGTCTGACTCTTCTGTATCCACACACTTCCGTCTGTGTTCGATAATTTGTTTTATCGTCTCTTTCTTCGACATGTCTCCTATCCATTATCGGACTTTGTTTGATTTTTATCAATGCCTTCATGCGAACACCTCACTGGAATGCCTGGGAGTTGTGTGAACACATTGCATAAAAAAAGCAATTGTTGCCGGGTTAAACCCTTCGTTTCGCAATATCTCAACTTGCTCTTTGTGGTTTGGTTTGTATCCGTTGCGGATCTCGAAACATTCAAACGCAATCCGGGCACGGTCTGACAGGTAGTATCTTGGGGTCATAGGTATCTCCTAAATTTTTTGGTTGACCGCAAATAAAAGAGGAGATAAAAAACGCTTAGGTGTTAAACGTAAGTTTACCTCGGAGCCCGGTTGCCGCCGGGCTTTTTTATTTTTGGTCGGGGTATTGTAAGGAATAAAACTTATTGTTTTATTAAGTTTGTCAAGATAAAAAGTTATTGCGATAATAACTTTTTTGCATTTTGGGCAAGGATAAGTATTATTTCTATCCCCGGACTGACACCGGTATTTTTTAAGAGATTGGATATTCTGGATTCCGGAACACTGCTTGCTTCTGCAAGACGTCTTTGGTTTCCACGCTTCAGTTCTACGAATTCCCGAATATATTCTATCATAAGTGTACGATCCGATTCGCTTGTATCTAAACAGTGCTGTCGGCGTTCTATTGCCTGATCGATCGTTTCTTTTTCTATTGCCATCTCTCAATTCCATTGTTATCACACTCATTAAATCTCTCAACACAAAGTTCACACTGCATGAGCGCACAAAGATGCGGCCATATTTTGGTTAAGGATCGGGGTATTGTGGGAATTAATATATACCGGCTTGGTACATTTGTCAATTAAAAATGTTACCGAGTTGGTATATTTTTTATAGTTTGAGCAAGAATGATTAAAGTTTCCATTCCAGGAGATGATCCTGTTTTGTTTAATAGATTCGATATTTTGGACTGAGGAATTCCACTTTCGCGCGAAAGAAGAATTGTGTTTCCCCTCTTCGCTTTTGCAAACTGGCGAACGTACTCCGTCAGTGCTTCCTTGTCTGACTCTTCCGTGTCCAGACAGTTCCGCCTGTGTGCAATAATCTCTTCGATTGATTGCTCTTTCGTTTCTTTTTTTGCCATCTCTCAATTCCATTGTTATCACACTCATTAAATCTCTCAACACAAAGTTCACACTGCATGAGCGCACAAAGATGCGGCCATATTTTGGTTAAGGATCGGGGTATTGTGGGGATTAATATATACCTGAGCGATATATTTGTCAAGGCAAAAACATAACGCTACGTTATATTTTTTACAGCAAGTGCGAGGATTACCAACGTCTCCATTCCTGCAGATGTGCCGGTTCCATTGAGAAGATTCGAAATCTTGGACTGAGGAATTCCACTCTCCCGTGCGAGTAGAATTTGATTTCCGCGTTTCAGTTCTACAAATTCCCGAATATATTCTATCATAAGCGCACGATCCGATTCGCTTGTATTCAAACAGTGCTGTCGGCGTTCTATTGCCTGATCGATCATTTCTTTTTTCGTGGCCATCTCTTAATTCCATTGTTATCACACTCATTAAATCTCTCAACACAAAGTTCACACTGCATGAGCGCACAAAGATGCGGCCATATTTTGGTTAAGGATCGGGGTATTGTTGTGGGGAATATATTTAAAAATTAAATATTTGTCAAGATTTAAATATTTAAACTTTAAATTTTTTGAATTTCTTCGGCAAGAGCTATGATGACTTCCATTCCGGGCGATGGTCCTGCATTGCGTATTAGATTGGAGATTGTTGACTGACGAATGCCACTTGCTTCCGCTAAAAGTTTTTGATTTCCCCTTTTGGCATCGACAAACTTCCGGATATAATCGATTAGATATTCTTTCTCTTCGGCTTCCGACCGAAGACAATTCTTTCGGTTGGTTATCACATCGTGTATATTTTTCATCTCTCAATTCCATCTTTGCTATATCCCGTAAATCTCTCAAGTCCTTACTTCTTTCGCTTGTTTGGTTAAGGGTTGGGGTATTGTTGTGAGGGATTAAATATCCACAAGATGGATATAAGTCAAGTAAATAATATCCACTTACTGGATATTTTGTATTGTTTCGGCAAGCTTTATGATCGTATCCATTCCGGGTGAAAAGCTGCGCTCCCGTATTAAACTGGATATTTTGTTCTGAGGAATAGAGCTTGCTTCGGCTAAAAGTTTTTGATTCCCACGTTGCGAATCCACGAATTGACGAATATACTGAATAAGCATTTCTCGATCCGCCGCCTCTGTGTCCATATTTTGACGACGTCGCTTTATTGCTTCCGTTATCAATTTCTTTTCTATTGCCATCTCTCAATTCCATCTTTGCTATATCCCGTAAATCTCTCAAGTCCTTACTACTTTCTCTCTTACTTCCAGCGGCCTGAACCAATCGATCATGTACCGAAGATAAGCACACTGATACAATGCCAGTACCCTACACAATGGCCGCTGTATTCCGTGCTTGTTGTACTGCCAAAAGTATTCAATTTTTTCTATCTCTCTGTTCTGCGAATTTTCCATCGTTGCCTCTGTGTGTCGGGAACCCACGAAGCGTTTTATGTTTTTCTAATATTACTTAGCTTGCCTTGCGGCTCGGGCTTGGGGTTCTTCCGTGATCGATGCCAAGATTCGTAAGATACTGAAGAACGACGGCATTTCGTTTTCTTCCCGCAATCGTTCCGCGGACAACGTCGTACGACATTCCTGTTTCGTGAGAAATCACATCATAAGTTTTATTTAAAAACTGCAGCTCCGTCTTAATCTCTTCACGGGACATAACACCTTTGGGCCAAATTCGCCCTTGATTTTTTGCGACGCTCAATTTATCTCTCCTGTCAGTGCGTTGTGGTGCTTAATTGCTGGGATGACCATGTATTACAATGCAATATTTTACAAGTAAATTTTATTAAAGAGAAATATTTATTTGAACACACCAGGCGAAAGAATCAAATACATACGAACAGAGGGAACCGGGCAAAAAATCAGCCAGGACGAATTTGCGAAATCGATTGGAATCAGTCAGGAGCTCTTAAGTCAGCTCGAGAATAATAAACGGGATTTGACTGATCGTATTACTATCGTAATCGAACTAAAGTATGGATTTAGAAAAGAGTGGACACACAAAGGAATAGGACCCGAAAAGAATACAACTCCTTTGAATGTAACAGAAGCAGAAAAAGAACTGATTGAAAAAGGGATCATACTATCCCGTAAGATTATTAATAATCCTACATTATGCGAGATTGCAGAGATACTTGTAAAGATACAGCCAGAAGACTTAAAGAAAATTAAGACGATTATCGAAACGTTTTTAAAGTAGGTATGGTTTGAATTGTTACAAGTGTATTTCTCTAATTCTCACTTTCGAAACTGCAAACTTTCCGATAAGTTTCATAATAGATTTTATCGTTTTCTATATACTTTGCGGTATGGAGTCTAAGACATTTGACATTGTAGATACATTTGTATTTTGACGATTTAATTTAATTTTCATAGACTCTCGATATTCCCTTGCTTCAGCTGCTTTTGTAAATTGCACATCACCATTATGTTTTTTTACAATTTGCTCTATCTCATCCAGAGTAATTTCAAAAAATTCTTTTCGGTTGTTTACAAGGTTTACTCTTTTATGATCAAAGTTTTTATGAAGCAATTTTTCGAGTTCAGGCGCATTTTCAGAATAAACAATTGCGTGAACGTCAAATTCAAACGGAACAGACGCATCTCCTAATTCCTTTACACGGTCCATTGGATCTAATCGCCGTGTCATCCCCACCTTAAATACACTTTCTCCGAACGAACCTATATTAGATATTACATATACATGCCCTACTTTTGTTTGTTGGGCTAAAGATAAGGCTCTTTGTTTTGCGCTTTGTGCATTCTCTAATTCTTTTTGCAAAGCTTCCATTTTTGCTTGGACCAATTGCAACTGTTCGCCCTGGGCTTTTTCCAGTTCTTTTTTTGCCTGTTCCAAAGCCTTAGTGTATCGTTTTTCTTCGTCTTCTGAATCTCTTAACGCCTTTTCAATTTCTCTTTGAACCTTTTCTTCTTCACGAATTTGTTCTTGGATCCTCTTTTGTTCCTGTTTTTCTTGATAAATTTTATCTCTATATTCATGAGTAAGTTGTAATTCTTGTAGTTTTAACCTATAGTAATCGTTTGTAATTTTTATATAATGTGTTTCACCTAATTTATTTATCGCATCATGAACCTTAGCTATTCGTTCTTCCATTTTTGAGATATTATTCCAACGTACATCAGCGATCATTGCATCGCATTCGCCATTAAATGCACGGAGCATTAACTTAATATAATGTTTTGTTTGTTTTTTCCCTTCTGTGTAACTTCCGTTTACATGCCAAGCAACTGAAGCAGATGCTGCTGTCTCGGATTTAATCATCTCTTTACAAGATTCTCTTATCTCTAAAAGTGCTTCTTTATATTCGTCTGAAGTATCAAAGTCAAAATGAGGTTTATACAAACCGTGACTTATAATCTCAGACTTGTCTTCATAAATTGCGACTTCACGAATTAGGTTTTCAAATAATTGTCTTTTTTCTAAATAATCTTTTCTTAGTTGATCAATCTCTACTTGTATTTCATTCAGTTTGCGATTCCTTTCGCGTATCAAATCATCGGTCTCGTTAATGACATTTGACTTATGTTTTTCTAAATCAATAATATCTTTATACTTATTATATAGCTCATTGAATTGTTTTACTTTTTTGTAATAGAAATATAATAGAAACGGGAAACAGAATAGAACAAATAAAATTACGAGAGCAAAGAACGTAGACATAGATGTTTCCTGAATTTTGATTAGATGTTTTTATTAGATATATTTGCTAAAGTTGCAGTCCGAATCTCTTTCAATTCTTTAGTTGTATTAACAGCATCCACCTGACCACCTAAAGAAAATAAATCATAAAGTGAACCAAGTCCAAATAAACCACCTGTAAAGATCCAAAGAATCCCTGTTCCAACTTTACCTATGTAAAATCGATGCAATCCAAACCATCCGAAAAAACTAAATAACCAAAGCACATAAGCCACTCCTTTCGATTTCATCTCACATTTACCTCAAATAATTTTAGTTTTGGCAAAATAAAACAACCTTGCCATAAACGTCAAATAATTTTGGTTAATAATAATTTATACGAAGAGACATAATATAAATTACAATCAGAAGGCTTGAAAATTACTTTATGCTTTTTTAAAGTAGATGTGGTTTGAAAGATTATTTTATATAATTGATTTTTTGATTATCTTTTTCTTAGATTCGATAAATGCTTTATACATTGCCAATTCCTCTGCATCAAGAACGCAAATCGGCCTCGGTGCAATATTATTAAAAAAAGTCTGGCTCTAAAATTTCTTTTCTTTCGTTTTTAAAACTTTCATGGGATCTTGTTTGCCCAATTGCAATAGTTATCAACAGACTAGGCGTTGCATGATTATCTATCAATCTTAAACACGCATCAAAAGTAGTTCCATGGGTTTTAATATCGTCAATCAAAATGACACACTTCCCATTCAACTCTTCAGTATGTCTTATCTCTAAATCACTAATATAATCTTCAATAGGAATTCTTTCTTTTTCTTTCTTAGACGATATTCTATGAATTCCTTCCACACATTTATATTTATTATCGGATTCACAAATGCGATTTACAAATATTATATTTCTATTGTCTCTATTTCTTTTCCTTAAAGGTGGTGCATCAAGATTTTTGTTTTTAGGTTGATTATTATAAAAAGGGTCATTTTTTGCTTTTGAAGATGGCACTGGTATTAAAATAGCATTTTGTTCATTATGTAACTCTAATATATGATCAAGAAATTTTTTCATTCCAGAAATAAAAAAGTCTATGGCATTAGATGTTCCTTCCTTGTAATTTAATATATTAGGGGAATATGTAAGATTACGATACTCCTCAACTGTCATAAATGGATTTTGTTTAGATTGTGTGACTGGAGTAAAGTATCTGGCTAGATAACCATATTTTAGATTTTTATCATATACAGATTGCTCTGAAGATAAACTGAGTATATTAAAAGAATATACAGACATGAGTATCTTTTAAAGAATCTGCTTTAGATGGTTAGAACTTTCTGCGACTAACGCGCCACTATTGATAAATTTAGAAACCCAATCGTATTTTTGTTCGACAAGAGATTTTGAAAAAATTAACTTTTTATGCAGCCGTTTGCATTCTGCAGCTTGATGAATTACCCCAGAAGTTTCACCTGCTTCGACAACAATTGTTGCTTCGGTCATTAGTGCCATTAATCTATTTCGTCTAGGAAAAAGATAAGTCCCTTTCTCCTCATGTGGTAGATTCATGGATAGTATCAGTCCATTCTCTGAAATTTCTTCTGCTAAAAATTTATTTTCTGCAGGATAAATCTTATGTATTGGTGTACCTAAAACTGCAATAGTCGAGCCCTTGGCTACTAAAGCGGTTGAATGTGCTACGGAATCAATACCCTTTGCAAGACCTGATACTACTACAAATCCAAGTTTTATAACTGCTTCTGTAATTGCTGCAGCGGTCTCTTGACCCTTTTTAGATGGATTGCGGGTGCCGACAATCGAAACTGCACGTCTACGCAAAAGTGTAGAATCGCCTTTGTAAAAAAGTGGAATTGCACCAGATGATTTAGAATTATTTAATACAGAATCAAAAGCAAAACGTGTAACTTTTGCATCGATACGAAAAAGATAATCATAATATTCTTTTTCAAGGGCTTCTTGTTCTAATTCTTCTTTTGATTTTTGAAAATCAAAAAGCAAACGCTCACCAGATGAACGGTTTGAATTACGTTTTCTTGCGGTTGCCATTGTGCCCATCATAATACATAAAACTATATTTGCTACATGTTATCACAAATACAGGACAATTTAATAATGGCAAATTATACAATCCTGTGCCTTTTATGTCACTTATTTTTTAATTAGAAATTCAGAATGAATCGCAAATCCTATTAGTACAGCAGGATAAACACCTTGTGCTGAAACTTGGTAACTCCACAAAGAGAAGATTATTTTTGTTTGTTTTTTTCTGAGAGTGCGGCGTACATTTTTCTTTGTTGCTCAGAAATGGATAGAGTTGGGCGCTCCGTTGAATCTGCTCGTTCAATAAAGCGTTTTGCGGCCTCACCCGTAAGCGTTGGTATCTTTTGAATTGGTGTTGCAGCCATTGTTTTCGTTTCCTCAGTAATCAGTATTTATATATCGGTTGAATTATTCGAAAATCAACGTTTTCGTCTGCAAGAATATTAACTTGCAAGTAAACTTTCTCGTGATATGACTTCGCTAGAGTAAGATAGACATGCTAAAATATCATCTCTTACAATACCAGGAGTTGCGGTTAGAATCTCTTCAATTGACAATCCTTCTCCCAATCTTTCAAGGATAAGTTCTACGGTAATCCGCGTTCCTTTTATCACCGGTTTTCCCAGCATGACATTTGGATTGGCACTTAATCTATTTTTATAATCCATGTCTCAAAAATAGATTAAATTTGGTTTTTGTCAAGAACTCACTAAAGGCTTTGTTTAGTTGTAAACAAATATTAAGTTACGTTAATAGCTACTCAAAAAGGCGCCCAACTAATATTGAGATTAATGCCGGGTGCGTAATAACTGAATCATTGCTACACAAGACGCAAGTGCCGTCCCAAGTGGGCGGATAAGTATTTTTCTTTTTAAATTCACTTGGCACTCCCTCGTTTATAGCACCACAATGGTCACACTTAAATCTTATGTTTGGCATAATAAGTTTCATAAGTTTGATTCCATTGTTATTTCTTTTGCTGTTTTTTGGATATGAGCCCCTATATCTACATCCTCTAAATATAACGCCCGAAATAATCCCCAAAGCCTCTTGTTAGTTTTTTCTAACTTGTATGCCAAGATCAGAAATTCAATCGGATCAACATATTTGTAAATTACAACAACCAACAATACGACCGTCCTGCTAAATCTTGGCACAGGATCCCCTGACTCAATATTTGCGTTCGTAATCAAAGCGTTGCCCAGCAAAGCTGCGGCAGCGAAAAATAGACCTGCTATTGCAACACCGACAGCCGAATAAGGTGCAAGGAAAATCCCCTGCAAAGGCAAAATATAAACAAACAAAACACAAATAGCCACAGCGATTAGAGTCCCGGTCGTGATCAGTATAGCCTGTATTTTGTGTTGCTGATAGCGTCTAACCTCTAACCACAACACAACCAAAGAGCCTATAAAATACGTAGCACAGTATATTATAAATATATGATATTTATATGTTGGCTTATACGCAAAATTGACTGTATCCAAAAGTTGCACAAATTGACGAGTAATAGCACAATACAAAAAATACGTTATTAGTGCCGTGTTTATTGCAAGCCCTACCCTACTCTGTTTGTATTGAGGATTAAATAGACTTTTAACAAACCTAAAAAATAGATACGGAGTAAACAAGATCGGGATAAGGGTCAACTCATGCAAAAATTCACGCAATTCCAGCATTACCACATTGCGCGCACCCAAAATAAAAACCCAGGCTCCAAGGGATAACGCAAATAACAAAAACCACTTTTGAGAGGACTCGCTTTGAATCGAATTACGATAAACGTAAATCCCCAACCAAAAAACAAAAAACGAAACACAAACCGATAAAACCATACCTATTTCCAACAACTTCACAAATGTTAAGTAATCTAAATCCGCTTTAAAAATATATCAAATTTTTCGCTCATTTTCGCTCTCCTGATCACCGAAAACATAATATTAACAAAACGTTAATTTTGTCCCGAATTTGAGGCAAAAGTTTTGCAAAGTCAAATCAAAAATTAACAAAACGTTAATTTTTTAAAGCGACATAAATTTATATATGAGACATAAAGATAAAGGACAAAGCACAAGGCTCGAAATCATATTAGAGGAAACTAATTTGTTATCAAAAGAGCTGGCTGCGGCTTGCGATACTTTTCCCGAAGTAATCTCACTTTATTTATCAAATAAACGTGATATACCTTTTGACCTTGCTTATAAAATAATGCTTAATTACGGCTATTCACCATTCTGGTTAATCTTTGGAGACGGAGAAAAATTTGTTTCCAAAGACCTGCTTGAATCACTCACTCAAAATCAAATTGAAACGATTTACGAAATAGATCGGAATCGCGTATTCAATCGACGATTGGACGAATCTGGGTTTAGGCCAATGATCGAGCGGCTATTAGAGTTAGACGAGAGGGAGCGTAAAATCTTCCTCTCTATTTTTGATCGGTTTTTTCCTGGAAGACGGCAATAAGTTTATCAGCGTATCTTTCGGATTGTTTTAAAATCGAATCTTTATTTTTTTTAATATCTTCAGCGAATTCTAAAAGTAAGTCTATTATCTTTTTTCTCAGCACAGTCATCGTCGGGCCTCAGATTATCCGACGCATACTTGATACGAGTTTCGAAAAAATGAACGATTTTTACTTTTGCCCAATTTGACACGAGATATAACGCATTAGGGTTTTTTAATGTGATGTATTGAGACTTGGAAATAAATTATTGAATTTAAAATCTACACTCACTGTCGAATTCTCGAATGTCTAAATTGATCGTATTGCAAATAACCAAGAAGCGATTTCTATAAATTGCTTTTTTCGGTAGATAACAATGTAAGGGTATTGGATACTTCCGATCCGGAAAATACAAATCTACATGCACATAATCTTTTGTTGCACCAGTGGAAATTTTACTATCCGTTTGGATTACTAAGCCCAAGAATTTTACCTTGAGCTTTTCGATTACTTTTTCATAACTTAACCAATCAGGATGCAACTTGAGTATCTACGCTTGATTTTTCTTTTTTCAAATTTTCGTAAAGACCCTGAAGCATCGAAAGAGAAACTTTTAACTCAGAATTTCTTTCTTCAGATTCTCTAAATTTTTCCTCAACAATGGAATTAGAATTTTTTAATTCTTCGTTTTCTTTAGATACTGCTCTTAACTTATCTGTCTCTGGATCTCCGCAAAGAAATAAAAGTTGCCTATAAATTCCCCAATACTCCTCTAATTGAGTATTTTTGAGCAACTCATACAGGCCCTCATTTTCTTTTAGTGAGGATAGATATTCTTCAATATGTTGAAAAAGATTTGATTTAGACTTTATCTCGTCAATTCCCCAAGAGAATAATCCTAACTCAAGTGCAACAGCCGCATATCCAGACTCATCTTCGGGACCTTTTTGTTCGAAAATCAGATAATGAATTTTCAGAGAATGCCCATTCACATGGCGCCAAATTTTCCCGAATAATACTACTTTTCCAATTTCTATCATTTTATTCTACCCCACAAGATTTTGCCCTCTTGATTTGTCCACTCCTATGTTTATATATCTTAGTTACGATATATACTAATCTATCGGCATAGTCAACAATTGACAACGACACTTTTGATTCTTATAAGACTTAATAACTCGAAACAGGTGAGGAAATTCCCCACCTGGAAAAAAATCAAACGCCTTAAGTCCAAACATACTCCTTTTCTTAACTCTACACAATGCAGAACAAAAATCCGCTTCCCTATTTTTCGAATAGAAGGGTTTACTAATGTAGTTGCCTCCACACGAAATCAAATGTCTGCAATGAAATATTTAGATTTGTTTGGCAAAGTGGAAATTTTTTTAGGGGTTATCATTTTCAGTGCTGACTCAAAAAATTTTGAACCCATGTAATATCTCAAAAATTCTTGCTTCTCTTTTGTAAAAGTTTTATTAAAAACGTCTATTGATATTTCCTTACAAAATTGATACCTAAAATTAGCACTTGGTATGGCATCATATTCTATCATATATTTCAAAGGCCCTGCAGTCATCGTAACGGTTCTATTTTCAGAGATAGAAATCATTACACATAAAGTGTGTTCCAAAACATAAAGCCTTTTCAGGAAGGCAATTTCCCTTAAGTAAGAGTTAAAATCAATTGAACTCTTATCTTTATTAATTGGATGATTAAACCAAAAAGACAAAAGTTCATCTTCCGAATCTTTGGATTTATTAAGCCATTTCATGTGTAGCTTACCAGACACATACATTTTGAGTAAGTACACTGAGTTTAAACGTTCCATATTTTGGATGAGGCATTTTTCAAAATTATCTTTATCACTCAGATTAAAATAAACCATTCCCAAAGCGGCAATGTCTTGTTCATCCGCTTCGCCGTTTAAAAGCATTGATTCAAAAATTTTTTTATATCGCAATAGGCTGAAATTATCTACCGAAGGTCCGTTTGAAAAATATAATCGGCCAAGTGCTTCTTCGGACAGCCGTCGAACGGCTTTGGCTGTGGAATGAGGTGTCATCATTATTCAAGTTTACCAGTATATATTTTTTTACGAAGGCTAAAAAATAACGGAACTGCCAATGTTTGTTTCGGAAGCAATCCCCCTACCCCATTAATTTAGACGGTACTCTCTCTATTTATCGCCTGTATCGGTAAGTCCATTACAACAATTTTGTTTATAAAAGTTGATACCAACAAACACTACGCAATTTATCAAATTGATAACGGCCTGTAAACAGTAATTTACTCAGTTTGTTTTGTCTTTGGTGTGGTAGGAATGAGACATATTACCGGTTAAAGGCGTATTGTCTAACTTAGATATACGCCCACAAATCTCTAGCAATTTATCGATATTAGATTTTCTGTGCCGCTTGGACTCGTAATACCGTCCGAGCATAATATCCAAGTATTGGTCACCACTACCGTGTTTTTGGATAAACGGTTCACTTGCAATTTGTTGGGACAACGATTGTTTTCCAAATTTTTCGCAAGCTTGATTAATATACGTAAGGCAAAACTTCTCAAGCTTTGCCTCTTGTGTTGTTATCATTGTATGAGTGATCATTTTAATAACCGACCCTAAGTTTGGGCCAGTGTTTGGATTAGATTTTATTCTTCTTCGTCCAATCCCTCTGTAGCAAGTCGGCTCTTTCCATTCCACAATAACCGACCTTTTCGGCATGCGAGGCAAAAACCTCTCCGTGTTGATTGAGGTTGATATGAGTCGGCAATTGTCTTCCGTCTCTGTCCTTTGCGTAAACTGGGAGTCTTTGGGATTTATAGGATTCTTTGATCTCGATTGTAGCGGTTTTCATTTTTTTGTCTTCTTGGCTTATTTAAGAACGGAAAATTCTCCAGAAAATCCAGTAAAAAAGCTCCAGAAATTAATTTTTTTAGAATATTAGAAAAAAGGTGCTTTGCTATTTTACAGCGCCGTACGATAATCTTTTTATCAAAGGGTGGCACCCATAATGTCAGGTATTCCAAAAAAACTACTTCACAGAAGCCCAGCCAGCTCCTAAGCTGGTATCAAAACAAATCTTGAGAGCCTAAGATTTCAAAAATCTGGGCTTTTTTCTTGGATCTTTCATCTCCCTATTTATGTTATCGCACCGTATTTCGGCAGCTTGGTATGATACCCCAAAATTTTTTCCGGAAATCTCTAACAAAATAGGCCCGTTTTTTGAGGTCCTGTAACAAAATTATTGCTTTGCAGCATCAAAGTATTTTTTATTTTTTTTACGAAATGAAAAAAAACCTTCTCACAAAAAAACCTTTTGTTTTGTGTTTCGTTGCCCATAAAGGTGGCGTTGGAAAAACAACAGACGCGATGGGACTCGGACAAGCTCTTGTCTTTCTTGGAAAATCAGTTCTCCTAATGGACTTAGAGGAGAATAACAATGCAACGGATGTGACACTTTCTTATCATACCGATTATTCAAATTTAAAAAAACGGAACTGGTACACAGTTCTTTCTGGTGCTCACACTATAAAGGAGGCGATATGGAAAGGATCACCTCATGGTTTCGACGTTCTTCCTACTGTCGGACTTGTAGAAGGTGCGATCGGAATGTTTAACAGCGACCCGGGTCTTGCTATAATGCTTTCAGAAGAAATCAAAAACCTAGATTACGATTTCGTAATCATGGATCTCAGTCCGTTGATAAACTCAATTACGGAATTTGCGCTATATAATTCAGACATGATACTCGCACCGGTTGGAGAAGACACTCAGGGGTTAGCTGGCATTTCGAGAATACTTAAATTCTATCAAACCAAAGACCCGCAATTTCGCCCAAAACTCAGAGTCGTCCGTAGTAATATATCGCCAGCCAAAGAAGAGTTCATGTTACGACAAATTCAAAAAAAAAATTTGGAAACAACTAAAACGGTAATCCACAAGAGCCGTGCTTTCCTAAATGCCAAAAACGCGAAGGAACCCATATCAACTAAAGACAAAAGCTTTAGCCTCTTCATAGACCTCGCCAATGAAATTCTCAGGAGTGTTGTTGGATGACGGAAAAGAAACTCAGCCGACAAGAGCGAATAGAACGGGCGATGGGAGAAGAACATGCGGGGAGCGAGGAAGTTGTTGTCCAAAACAATTCTCTCGTAATCACTGATCCCATCGCTGAGAAGATATTAACACTCGCTGAAACTGCTGACAACCAAGTAAGAAACGCAATTAGATCGTACATCTCTATCGGCAAGATGCTCAAAACCCAACGCGACTCCATGCCGCACGGAAAATTCTTAAAGTGGTTCGAAAAATATATCGGTCCAAATTCTGGTCGAGATCATTCGTTTACCATTCGCATGGGCTATAGATATATCGAATACGCCGAAGACGAAGAATACGTTCTTTCTCTTGGACAAATTTCTCAGCGGAAAATCCTCGTCGCCTTAAAAGAAAAACGGGAAATCGCGAAGGCAACAAAAACCCTTAACGAAGATTCTCCGAAAGCGCGAAAATTAAAAGCTGAATCAATCAGACAAAGAAAGCACGCAGGTGAGAAAATATCCAAAAAAGAAGCGGAATTCGTTCTCGATTATTTAACCGCAATCAGGAAAGAAAAAGAGGCAAAATTCAGTCTCGAGTTACAATCAATGGACGAAGAAATAAAACTCTTCTCAGGTCAAATTTGACACGCGTGTCAAATTTTAATTGTTAAAACTTTTTCTTTCCCAAATTCAAAAAATGGTACCCAAAACCGTACGCCTGTTTTAGATTAGATTATCTCATCCGAGATTCTTTGCTATGTGCCCGAGGGGAGGTTAGAGCCCCCAAGGGCATTCTACCCAAAAACCCCATAATAAAATTATGTCTCTTTTTAGCTTGACATTTATTTAGTACCTGATTCTAGTCCTAATATTCTTAGGCGACATAACTAAGATTTGGCCGCTCTAACTTATTGGCCGAAAGCAAAGAATCGAGGACCATCCGAACAGGCTCCACGCTAGTCCCATGCGTCCCGACAGTAGAGTAGGGTAAAAAACTCTTTTGCCGTGCGTCACCCGATTTATGTCCGCACCGTGAAAAAGGAAAAGAACGTGGAAGAAAACTACGTAGGCGAGTTTATACCTCGTGCCGTAATCAATACTAAACTCTCACGAGGACTTAGAGACCTCCTCGCAAAAATCACGTTACTAGATATTGCAGGCCGATGTGAAGGAAGGAACGGCTGTTATGCAGGCAACGAATATCTAGCAACTTGTCTAGGTATGGCTGCGACAACAATTGCAAAATATATATCACGATTACGTAAGGCTGGCTACATCGAACAAGTGTCTTTCGACGGTCGTGTCAGAGTAATCCGGTCCACACTACACGACGCGGTTGTGATGGAGCGCGTACAGTATAAAATATCTAAGACAGCCTTAGCCAATAACCCTAGTCAGCCTAGGACAAATGGTCAGGACAGAGGGATACAACAGGGTAGGGCAGCTTGGGACAATCGTTCCGTGGCTGTACGTACTAAAGAGGAGAGTAAAAAAACATTAAACGTAAGTGCTGAAAAAATCAAATCTGAACCGACGTGGAACGGATTCCTCGACTGGGCAGAAGAACGACTTACAAGATCAAGTAATGATGTTTTAAAAAACCTTAAAATAGATTTCAAGGTAAGCGAATTGAGGTTACTCGAACCAGTTACAAATTCTCTATCTATGATTATCCTAAAATATTTTACTGAAGAGGTTAAAAGACCAATTTCAGTAAAATTTGTGGAAAAAACGGAGCAGGGTAGGGCGGCCTAATATGCAAACAACAACCAAAACAAAATTCGAAAACCCCAGTGTGACCGATGTCGTTTGGTCGTTCTGGATCTCCATATATAAGCGCGGTCTAATCGAGTACATTATGAATCTGTCAAGTCCAGATGAGTTCGAAAAAATAATCTATTCTTTCGACCAGATCCATGCAACGGAATTGAGTGCTATTATAAGCACCGTACAGGAGAAAACTCAACAGATTCAGAGAGAGCAGAATGGTAAGATTATTTTGTCTGAATGCGATCGTGATTTTCTTAAAAAGGCCGGAAAGGAAATCTTATTATTGGACAAAACTTTCAGAAGGTCCCTCTTCGGTTATATACTCTCGAAGCAAAAAACTTTGACAGTAGTTTAAGGCTCGGAGGACAAGGGAACAGTCGAATTTATTTATTTCTACTGTTTAGATATAAACTATAAAATTCTTCGAATGCCCTTTGACCGGATGCACCTTCTTGAGAACACCATTCTTTGACGCGTTGTAAATTAAAATGTTGGCTTTTGGCTACTAACAAAGCCTGGTCCAAACATTCACGCGACGAGAAATAAATATAGGATGCAAGTCGATCCCGTATGCAGTCAGTAGGCGAAAATATCTTTAAGATTTTTCCATTGAATTCTTTTTCATCCGGTATGATTTTATAATCTTCTCCGATCGAAACAGGGCCTGATACAAATTCGATGAATAGATGCTTGCATTTTGGATGAACGTAATGACGACTAACTTTTCGAAATCCGATTGTTTCCATTACCGACTTAATTTCCGATGCTTTTGAAATAAGTGGCTCGACTAAATCTAAATCGCCGGAACGGTAGGCACCCTTTGAATAAATTGAAACGACAGCCCCACCGACCAAAACAGAATGAATTCCTTTGCTGGCTAAATGCCAACCAACGAATTTCCACAGATTCTCTTCGTTAACTGTTTTCCAATCAGGTTCTTGCATACACTGGCTTTCCTTTTTCTCTGGGTCTTCGTCTTGTTGAGAATATAGATTCCTTTTCTTCGATGCTCAAAGAATTATAAAAGATAGACAATATTTCTTTGAGTGGCTTGACGAAAGGGGACTTTTGATTAAAAGAAAAAACACGAGATCGACCAATCTGCTTAGCGACAAGTATTCCCGATTTTTCAAATCGTTCAAGTTGAAGCCTAATCGGAGTCACGGCCACATTATAGTCTTTTGCAATGGCCGAAGAGTGAATTTCGTTATAATGATAAACGTGTAATAGAACTCTGGAAGCCGTTCCGTTTCCGAAGATGCCATCAAGGACCATGCTCTTAAGTATATTATATCATTCTTTTGTTATCAACTACTTTTTAGTCTATATAGACTAATATTTAGTCATTTGAAAACACTCTAAGCCAGGGGGAAAAAGTTTGGAGTATATTTTTAAATGAGGAAATAAGTAACTTCCGATAATCGTCATTTGGTCTCATTAGTGAACATTTGTTTATTCTTTGTTGTCTCTGATCTGTTTGGCAATCTTGATTAATGTCTCAACGTGGACTTTTTTCTTGTCGTTAAGATAGTTGGCTATATTTCCATTAGATTTTTTAGTCCACTTTTCGATCTGTCTCAAGGTTCCCGAGGATCTAATATACTCGATTAAAATTTTCCGGCACTCGGCCACAGTGCTTTCGACTTGATCGATAGGTTCAACTTTAGAATGTTCCATGTTGATCAATTCCTTTATTTTTTTGGAAAAAAATTAACTCCATGCAATCCCTTAAAATCATCATCTTGAGTCCATAGGATAGCGTTGTATTGACGTGCTGTTGCTAAGATAATACTATCCGCCATGGGCATTTTGTGATCACAACTTAACTTTGCGGCTGTTATTGCTAAAGACGCATCTAATCCCACAACTTTATTTTGCTGCATATGGGCAATTGCCCTGAGTGCGTTGTCTTCTCCTCGTTCCAAAAGTATTTTTTTAAAAACTTCGTACAGAGTTATTACTGGGACTAATAAGGATTCTGTCTTTTCTATTGCTCCCGCAAAATATTCTGCTCTTTTTGTTTCAGCAAAATATTCCAACCAGCCAGAAGAATCTACAACGTTCAAACTCGATCGCCTTCTCGTTCGATTTTAGTATCCATTCCCTTTAAAAATCCTTTTAGTTTTTTAATGGGTTCGATAGGTATCAACTCTATGCGATTTCCGTAATGTATGATTTCGAGATGTCCGCCTACTTTTAATCCCGTTTTTTCACGGATTTCTTTTGGGATAACGATTTGATATTTAGGCGAAATAATTACTTTGTTCATAGCTTATCGATCGTACTTCCGTCTTACGATTTGTCAATCGATAAACTATATTTTATATCGTTTAATCAGATAAATATTTCAACCAGTGTTTTAAAAAGCTTCGCCAGTTTTTTAGCAACGTCTTTATCTATAGACCTCTTTCCGGATTCGTATTCTGATATTTGGGATCGGGCTATGCCAAGTTTTTGCCCTAACTCGGTTTGTGACCAACCAGCCATTTCACGATAAGTTCGCATGTGCGTCCCAGGTGTTGCGAGATGCCCATGTTTTTTCCAAAACTCGCTTTCACGGAATGGCACGGAATCGCTGTTCTTAATTGCCTCAAATAATCTATAAATTTCCTCTTTTCTTTTTTTGCTAACGGATTTAGATGATTCGATTTTTGACTCTAGGTCTTTATCCAATTTATTTTTCATATCGCTACCGTCTTCTCTCTCATGGTTTTAAAATTTCCCTTCCGAATAAATTTTAGCTAAATCGCAAACCCGATTTTCTTTCTGGTCTGATCTGAAAAACGTTTTTGCCTTTTCTTTCCGACGGCCGAGGAATCTTGATTTTTCTCGAATCGATTGATTCGAGATATAGCGATAGTGCATCTTTGGCAAATGCCAAAGTCTCTTCCAGCGTATCACCCTCGGTGATACAACCAGGTAAATCCGGAAACTCGACCGTATAACCTCCTTCGTTTTTATCTTCTGTTAAAATCGCTGGGTAACTGATCATCATTTTAATCCTGCTGTTTTTAGCTTTAGTTCCTTTTTTGTATATTGCATGTGATCCCTTGTCTTCCTGCTTTGTGGGGAGCCTACACGGCCTCGTTGTATTTTCTGATCTTTTCGATTTCTTTGCCGTGATCGTTTTGCGCCTCAAAGAGATCGTACGTGTTTTGTAAGTTGAGCCAAAATTTTGCGGTTTGTCCGAAAAATTTCCCCAAACGCAATGCGATTTCTGGGGTAATAGATCGTTTGCCCAAAACCAGGTTACTCAAATTTGATCGTGGAATTCCCGTCTCAATTGCAAGTCTATATTGAGATACCTCAATCTCGTCGAGATAGTTTTTCAATATTAAACCTGGGTGTGGATTGTATTTTTTGCTCACGTTAGTTCCCTCCTAATGATAATCGCCTATAAATTCAATTATAACATTCCCGTCGTTCCAACGGAAACAAATTCGGATCGGACCGTTAACCCAAATCGCATGCTGTCCGATCCGATTATTTTGTAGTGGATGCAATTTATTTGAAGGCGGAAATTTTAAGTCGTCAATTTCGTGCGCCGCGTCGATCTCTCTGAGTTTCTCGGTGATCTTTCGGCAGGCGCCAGGCTGGAAACGTTTGTCCGACCCTCCCTCGTAAATTAATTTGTCTCGCTTGTCCCTGAACTGAACGATCATGTACAAACGCTATCAATTTGATAGCGTTTGTCAAACAAAAAATACTCGCGCATCAAAAAAAATTAACTATGCATCAGTTAAGCAAAAGTTCAGCCGGAACCTTTTTTATCTTCCCATCCTTTTTTTCGCCACCAGCTCATAGAAGCTATTTCTTCTAATTTTGTTTTTTTATTTAATTGAGTTAAGCCCAACTCTATTCCCTGTATAGTATCCATGCCCTTTAAAAAACCTTTTTGCACCAAAAGTTAAAAAACTTTTAGTTGAGCATGAGAGCGTTCGATTTATTTTGCCGATCATGCAGAGATACAGTGACGATTTTGAAATAAGTATAGACGAGATTGTGCCTTACAAGACTCACGTAGGACAGCGTAAAATTCCAGCAGAAGAGACTGGGGTCCTTGCGAATGATATGGAGATTTTTGGCCAAATAAATCCGATTACAATTAGTAGCCAAAAATATAAACAAGAAGATGGAACAAAAAAATATCTTATCTATTCGGGCGAACGTAGATTTATGGCAGCACGTGCGCTTGTTAAACGAGGATTAAAAAAATATAAAAATATTCGTGCGCGCACTCTTATCAACGATAGTAGTCACGACTCACTAATGCGCGAAGTTTACGGGACAAACAAAGATCGCAAAAATTGGGAAGAATCTGAAATTATTGATATTATAGTCAAAGAATATCCCAAGGAGCGCTTTTTAAAAAATATGGCTGGGGCACCGCGATTAGGACAAAAAAAAGAAACTCCCTTAGCGGACGAAATATCTAAAATTTTTGCAGTTTCAAAAGCCACTGCTTATAGATATATAGAGGCCGCAATTGAACGAGAGGGTTGGCAAAAGCAAAAAAATAAGCCTGAATACCCTCTGCTTGCCTCAAGCGAATTTAGTTTTGCCGAAAAAAGAGCAAAAGCCTATAACAAAGCATTAGATACGTTGAACATGGCGCAAAAAGAAGTGGATCTTATTTTAAAAGATGTGCTTGATCCTAAAAATAAAGTTATGAATCGAAAGGAATTCGAAGCGTTTGCAAAAGCAGTTAAAAATAAAACTGTTCGACATATATAATCGTATGCTTGCTTAAAATTTGATTACGTTTTATTTTCTCAGACAAGAAAATAAAGTCAGGTAGAAGTCTTAAAAAATGTGTATAAAGATTTATAAACAAAAAAGAAAAAGTTGACATTAAGAATTTTCGAACTTTTTGTCACGAGCTTGTGAAGACAAAACGAGCCAAAACAGGACAAAATCGAAAATCACCTAAAAGGGCAACTTTTGAGCTACCTTACGATAATCCGCACAAGAATATAAATTTTGAACAGTTCCAAGCTATTTTTTTGCTTTTGGACGGTGCTACTATTAAGGATACTGCAAGGCAAATTGCAGTATCCGAATCTACGGTAAAACGTTGGCTCTATTCGGATGAGCCTGTTGGTATAAACTTTCGAAGTGCATACGAAAAAGAAGCGGGACAAAGAATAGAAGCGATGCGCATAAATGCGGATACAATCGCATCTGATCTTTATTCTGTGTTTAACGACTGGATTTCTGAATTAAAGAAAAGAAAAGGAAAACTACACCCAAAGGAAGTCCAGCAAGTTTTATCTTATCTTACCAACTCTAAATATTTATTTAAAAATAAGATAGAAGCGGAAGCTGAATCCTCGAGAAAAAAAATACTATCAGGATTGGAATCTTTATTAGAAGAGAAACTGATAGAGCATATATCAAGTAACGAATGAAATTCGAACCAACAAAATTGCTTGAAGGAACTCCGTACGCAAAAGTGGATCCTGCAATACTTGCGGAAGCGGTAAAAAATGTAACCGAAAGACTTAGATCCAAAACGTTTGGCATTAACAGAAAAAAAAATATCTGTAGAAAACGAGCGACTGGTAAAAAAGGATCATTCCAATTTTTTTGTAAACATTACTTTCCTCATTACTTTCCGATGCGGTTTGGCGAACAACAAATGGAGTTGGTCCATCTTATCCAAAGTTATCGATCATTTAAAAACGTAGACGGTTCTAAAAACCGAATCCCTTTAAGGTCCCTTGTCGCTTTATCACGTGGATTTGGGAAGTCAACTATACTTACTCTTTGCGGTGCCCTCTGGCTTGTTCTTACTGGCACTTGGAAATTTCCAATACTAGTATCATCAACACTCGAACAGGCAAAAGAGTTTTTGCGAAAAATACAGGAAGAGTCTGAGGATAATGCCGAACTTGCAAACGACTATCCGGAGTTACTACCTAAAAAAGATATTAAGGGACAAAACGTTTCCTGGTCTGACTTCGATCTAGTTTTTAATGGAGGGTTCCGCATCATTGCAAAGGGTTGGGGTAATGCAATCCGAGGCAAAAGACACAAAAATATAAGGCCGGACGCTCTACTCCTTGATGATCCGGACGAAGAGAAGGACGTAGTTTCTGAATCAACAATGATCCGAAAATATCGTTGGTTTGAACGAGCGGCATTAAAACTTGGGACCGTTTGGGGCATTGATGTTATCCTGTCTTACACTACTATTGCGCCTAATTGTGTAGGCGAATACGTATTTAAGTCGGATCGTTACAAGACCTGGATCCGAAAAAAATACAAAGCCTTAATAACAGATCAAGATGGTACGGAAAGATCGTCTTGGCCAGAAGGCGCTCCTATTGATTTACTTCGAATAGAACGAGACGAAGATCCTGTTACTTTTGCCCAAGAGAGACAAAACGACCCTCTTCCAGAAGTCGGTCAAAAATTTAAGGGACTTGTGCAGACCTGGAAATTCGAACGGCCCGAATCTTTTGCTGGTTGGCAATTAGCCTTGGCTCTTGACTTATCACTTGGCAAAACGGAGAGATCCGATTTTTCAGCGATAGTCGGCCTTGGACTATCACCTTCCGGTAAGTTTTACGAACTCTATTCTGATATTCAGCGGCGACTTCCAGACCAAATTCAAAAAGACTTCATACGGGCATTACAAGCGTTTCCGTGGGATATAGCAGGAATCGAAACTAACGGTGGGCAAGAACACTTTTTATTTGGTTTTAAAGAACACCTAGAAGACTGGAATGAACTTTGCTCTTTGGAAAACAATGAATTGGGTCTGACTCTTGCTAATAAGATAATAGTTCCAGTTGTTGATATAGATAACCGTGGCGATAAAGACAGACGCATCGAGGGAACCCTCCAGGTTCCAATTGCAACTGGACAACTTTTACTTCGGGAGGATTCGACAATCCTTCGAGAGCAATTTGAGGAATTTCCGTATAAAAAGAAAGACGGGCCGGACGCGACGCAAATGGCTTATCGATTGATTGTACACGAACTTAGAAATTCTGTATCCTTCCTTACAGCAGAACAAAGGTCGGGTGCAATTATGTTATCTCAGAAATACAATCAGAATGAAAGCAATAATAATTACATTGCAAAAAGTTTAGATCAATTACGTAGGGACCAGTTGAAGCGTCGTGGATTCTAATATCATTTTCTAAGTATATATAAATCAAAAACTTATTTTATCATTTGGCCAAAATTAATTCGATCTGCACTTGAAGCTTTTTGTCGAAATCATCGTTGTAAAAACTCTCAAATGCGCAAACGTAGTTAGTCCATTTTTTTAATCCTCTAGTTTCAAATTCAATTCTGATTTCCATTTGCTCTCGGCGCACATAATGAAATCGGAGATATAAGTTTAATCTGTGCCCTACATAATCTTCCTCCAATTTTACGAATAAACAGAGTATCTTCTTTAATATTCTAAAATCGGTATCGCTTTGAATTCTCTGGCCACTTTCTTCCAATTTTCCTCACAAATATTAAAACTCTTAGAATATACTGAAAATAAATTTAATTGTTTTCAAACCATTTTCAAATAATTTGAAAACTCTTCGAAAATTAGAATTCTGTGAACAAAAAAGGTTTGCAATATTCTCAAACGTTAACCAATTGTCCCCTCTTCGTGGCACGACCTCGCGGAACAAATTACGAAAAAAATCTATATTACAGGACGCCAAAAGAATACCGTGATGGTGAGAAAGAAGTAAAAGGTAAAGCTGCTCCAGCCAATTCAAACGCACCAAAAGAAGAAACAGATCCTCAGCACATGGATCTTTCCACGTTTCGCAAAAGTAGTTTTTACGGGCCGACTCGTACAACGGTTGATCAGGCAATAAATTTAAATAATCGAATGTACGATCTTTTGCGAGCCCAGAAAGATGCAAAGGATCCGATTTATATTGATGACCAGTATGTTCTATTGTCACAGGGTATTCGGTGCAGACCAGTTTTTAGACCAGATCCTTTTGATCTTAGGGACATTGGATATTCGTCCTCTTTAATAGGCTCTATTCACCAAATCCTTTCCGATGATGTTTCGATGTATTGTGATCTTGACGAGGATCCTGGATTCTCAATCGGGATGAAAGAAAAATCAAAGTCACCTTCGCCTGAAGATAAGGTTAAAATGAATGATCTTGGGCATTTGATGTTACTCATGGGTGACAAATCTCTCCCGACGTGGCGGGAACGAGAACGTCTAGGCGAAGTACTTGAAATGGCTACAAGGGATGTTCTTGCAATTGATACTGTCGCCTATCAAAGGACTTATAACAGACGTAACGAATTGATTGATATTACTTATCTTGATCCAGCGACAATTTTCCGTGTCGATCCAAAGAAGGGCTATAAGGGTGATAAAAAAATTACTCATGTCCAGATGATCCGCAATCAAGTTACTGAAGTTTATGAAGCTGGCCGAATCGTTTTGCGTCATAAAAACAATATATCGGACGTTAGGTTTCGTGGGTTCGGAATTAGTCCGATTGAATCATGTATTCTAGAAATCATGTCTTTGATTTTTGTCATTAAACATAATGCCGATCGATTTAACTCAAGGAACCCTCCTCGCGCTTTGATAACAAGCGAGGGAAGCATAACAAAAGCAGACCAAGAAAGATTAGAACTGGAATGGGAGAATGCCTATTTTGGGTCTAGAGGTGGATTTAGACTTCCGATGCTTTTTGGTGCGGGGAAAATCCAAGTGCATAACTTAGAGGTAAATGACGATTTTGAATTTGATAAACTCTTACAGATGACCGCGTCTTTAATTTGTGCGCGATACGGAATTGATCCTGCACAAATAGGGCTTAAACTCAATCAATCCACAACACTTTCGGAACCCTCCGTTGACGGAAGGCAACATTTCGCAAGAGATCGTTCGCATGGATCTCTCATGGCATTTCATCGAGACTGTTTGAACGAAGTACATGATCCACAAGATGATTCGCTTTATAAATTAATTTTTAATGGGGTTAAGGTCGACGAGTCCGCAAAAAAAGCTGATCTTTACGATAAGCAATTTAAAACTTTTAGAACTCTTGATGATATTTTAAAAGCTGAAGACAAGCCAACAATGCAGGAACTTGCAAATAACTATAAAGTAAGTGGAGTAATATCAGATGACCAAGCTAAAAAATTTGCTCAAATGGGCATGTTGATTGGGAATCCTTATTTTGCAGCAGAGTTTAGTAAAATTTTGGGAAACGGATCTCAATTTGGCCAACCCCCTATATCATCAGATAATCCTTCAGACGGGAATTCAAACTTAGGTTCCGATATAAACGAAGAATTACCTTGGGATGATGACGACTTTATTACTCCAAATGCAGAAACGGAATCTCAATAATATATAATATAATGCACTCATAAAAGAGTAAAAAAAATAAGGTGATATAAAATGTCAGAAGTCAATACACAAGATAAAGAACAAACGGATCTGGTAGAAGAAAATAAAAATCCAATTCCTCCTCCAGTGATTCCAAGTGAAGAAGAGGACAAAGCCCCTCCTCCAGTAAAGAATCAAGATCGTACCTTGGGAGAAAGCTCTGAGGAGGTAAAAGGATTTTTGCAACCGATTATAGACGGATTGTCTGATTTAAAAAAATCGGAATTATACGATAGCATTCTCCAAATGCTACTCACGGCAAATAGAGGAGTCAAAAGCAATATTTCGGGCGTAATTGATTTGTTTGCTTCGAAGGGCATAGAAACTGAAAAGTTTACAGTTGAAGAGTGGAACGAGTTAGCGGAAAAAATTATCAAAACTGTGCATACAGAAAAATACGATAGGCTTAGCAGCGCGATCGAAGGAATCCTGCATCAAGGTGCAGATAAGAAAACTAAATTATCACTCTGGTCTTCAGCAATTGATTCGTTTTTTGCAGAATTGGCAGACTGAAAGTCCTTTTTTAAGAGGCCGTGCGGGACGCGAATTCCAACTACTTGTTGGAGACCGATTGAAGTGGTTGGAATTTTGTGTATTAGGTCCTAAATATCCAGATATTTACGCTTCAAAAACTTTTTTTCGCAAAGGAATATTTTCATGGGGTAAGAAAACGATCGGAAAATATTTCCCAGGAATTTTTGAAAAAAAATTCCCCGAAGACCGTCCCCCGTTTATTAAAATTGGAAAAGATAACGAGATCAGCCAAGAAGCATCTGAATCAGAATTTGATAAATGGCTTTTTGAATATTTAGAAAGGGATTGGAATCCAGTTTATAAACAAATCGGAGAATCGGGAACTTTTTTAGGGTATCTTTCGGGGTATTTGAGCGGATCCCTGAAATTACCGATCGAAACGATCGACGAAATGGGGATTGAAGATTATGATCGCGCTCTGAAATACAAACTTGGATTTGGATTAGAAGATCGGCAATCTTTTGAAAAAATCATTTCAAAAAGTCGAGAAAGAGAGTTGGCTGCTGAGTATGCAAAGAGTCATGGTTCCGAATGGATCGCGATCTATCAACGCGATGAAAATGGAAATGTCATGCAAGATTCACAGGGGGATCCGGTTCGAGGTGGTAAGCCTTTTGAATATTTATCTCTGATGTATCGAAACATGATTTCAGCCGCAATCGGTGAAGGGAAAACTATTGAGCGGTTACAGTCAGAAATGGCCTACCCTGATTTGTTTGAACTCGTAGAAAAAGGTAAAATATCGGAAGACGAATATCTTAAAATACTCGATGGAAGTGAGTCGTCTCTTTTAACTCTTAGGCTGAACAGAAACTTCCGGCGCTTTGCTTGGACGGAGGCGTCAATGGCTTTTAATGCGGGGAGAATTTCTGCATTAGTAGAAAGTGGAATCAATTACGCGATTTTTACAAAAGGCCGAAGGATGATGTAATGTCTATGAGTGAGTTAGATTAAATAAAAAATCCGAAGGGAAAAATGGAATTAACAAATCTTTATTACATTGAGTCTGCGATAAAAAAAGTTGTCATTACTCGCATTCTAAATTTTGAACTTTGCTTTGATGAGCAGTACTATACACTTAGAAGATGTTCTGATTCACTTCTAATTTATGAATCCAAAAATTATTACGAAGTAAAAAATTATGCTGAAAATCAAGAATATCAATTAGCAGGACCATTTTACAAATATGGGGCGTGAGTTTCTTAAAACTGGAGGTAATACCTTTAAAGTAGAGATTGGCCCCTCTACATTCAATCCAAACCCACCTGACGATTTAATACAAAGGCAAGGGGAACCGGTTATTTGGTTAAGATCTTTTCCGAACCCTAGTGCCAACAGTCAGCAACTAATGGCACTACCAGGTGCAGATGGAATATTTTATCGGATTGATAAAACGTTTAGAGTACCATTAGAAGACTTACAAAATCAGCAATTCGATGGAAACGATTTATATACTCGTTATGGACCGATAAAAAAAATCCGTAAATTATACGTAGTTCGTTCGGAAGAAGAAGGTGGAAACTTTGAATTAAAAGTTGAAGAGATTGATGGAAACAGGATTAGAATTTTTCCGGAAAGAGAATTCGAATCCTATATGCTAGTTCGATGTGATTATGAAATTTCCGTTATTGACGAGGATGAAAGTATTACTGTGATCCAAAAACTTGATGGAAACATAATAAACTTCGAATTATTTCCGAATAAGTTGGTAACTAATGTAAAAGCAATTTGGCGAAAAAGACCATCTGAGCAGACATTCACTCTACTTCCAGATTTCAGGCATGATTTGGTAAATCTATATATAAAGGATATATCCTCGATTGGGACAGTTTTCAAAATGACCTTAGATTCATTTTCCCCTATCAAAATCGGATACCGAATGATTGAAGCAAAGGATCGAAGATTAGGAAAATCAGGAATAGATTTGCAAATAGGTGACCTTGATGTTGTCGTAGGGTCTACAACAAACTTTGCAAAAGACGATTTGATTATCTTATTGAATTCGTTAATGACCGAAAAAGAAATTTGCAAAAGAAATAAGGATGGGTTTTATCCTATAAAGTATACACCCGTAAGAGAAATATACTCAATACACTCCCAAGAAAAAGAATATTTTGACTACTCTATAGAGAAATTTAGATTCTTAAAATTGAATGAAAAATTCCTACCAGAACAAATATCTATAGTTTACGGATTTAATCCAAAATTTAAGATTTTGCCCTCAACTAAACTATCAGCATTAGCAGATAGGATACAACCTAGAGAATGGGTTGCAAGACTAGATCAAACTGAACTTGATCTTTCTGAAATAATCCCTGGTATTTCGCATTAAATTATTATTGCAAAGTAAAAATAATCTATAATTTGTCGCTTTTCGTATGAATCAACACGAGATTATTCAGACTTTTTTAAAAGCCCGCAAGTTTGAAGTAGGAAGGGAATCTATTCGTAAGGATGGAATTTATCGGAAAATTTCAGATTCCGGCCAAAAATCAAAACAATGGAAGTTGGTTCAAAAACATAGTGAGGATAAAAACAGGTTCTCCAAAATATTTGAAGCGATAACAAATTTTTTTGGAACGGATAGAAAAATTGCAAAAACAATTCCAAAACGAGAGTATGAATCGAATAAAATAAAATCAAAAGGAATATCTATACAAGAATGGACTAAACATTTTACAAGATATTTTGAAATCAAATCCCAAATTGATGCAAAATTTCATCAAGAAAAGAATGCAAAAAAAACGAATTCTACGATAATAAACAAATCAGAATCGAATCAAGTTACAAATTTTATCGCAAATAATACGAATCAAAATACCGATAAGTTTACATATAAAAAATCAATATTCAAGTTACTTTATGATATTTATGGGGATAGAAAATCAAATGGAAATGCAAATAGAATTAATGAATCTAATCAAGGAGTCGGGCTATCAAACCCTACCGACAAGGGATCCAAATTGGGTGTTTCAGAGCCTTCTCAAAATGGCGAGAGTGGACGGTCTGGAGCCAACTCTGGAAAATCTGCTCTCGCTAGCCGGAAACCTGGAAGTCGATCTGAGTCAGGAATTTCGAGCAACGAGCGACTGACAAAAGAAGAATCTATTGCCCTTAAGGTCGTGGAAGGACTAAAAACTTTTCGCGGACTCTGGAATAATAAAAAACAAAATGAAATAAATTTAGAATGTAAAAGAATTTTATCAACAACCCCTCATGATCAAATTACTTCTGATCAAAAAGATATATTAAGATTATATGAGGGTTCTGGCGGACAAACGACAAATAATGAGGTGGATGCAAATAGAGGAATGTTATATCAGTTCCTTACTCCAAGAAAAATTGTCGAAAAGATGCAAGATATACTGTCACGTTACGTGCAAGATGGCGCTAACGGGCTAGAACCTTCTGCTGGAATAGGTAGGTTTGCGGAAGGCAAAGGCGGAAAATATAACTGGGATATGCTAGAGTATAACCCAGATGACAAAACTGCTTTTGCAATCGCTAGAATCTTATATCCGGACGCCAATATATCAGACAACGCTTTTGAGACCCTATTTATTAATAACAAAAATCAATCAGTCGGTGAAAATTATAAGGGAAAGAAATTTCAATTTGTAGCCGGTAATCCTCCTTACGGGGCCATGGAAGGAAAATATAAGGCCATCGAGGGGAAAGGTTGGAAGAGATATGAACATTATTTTATAAATCGTGGGATTGATGTCTTAGAAGAAGGTGGTATCCTTACTTTTATAGTACCTCAATCATTTTTAAATGCAAATAATGAAAAATGGAAAAATCAAATTTTTGATAAAGCAGAATTGTTAGAAGCATACCGTTTGCCCGAAGGCGCGTTTGGCAATACTCAAATTGGAACGGATATAATTGTTTTAAGAAAAAATACAACCAACTCTAAAAATAATTCATTGGCTTTTTCCGGAAAATACTTTGAAAATAACCCAGAGCATGTTTTTGGCTCTGTCGAAAAAAGAAAGAATCGATTTGGAAAAGAAGAAGACTACGTTAAGGGAGAGATTACTGATTTATTAAATTTCAATTTGCCGCTAAGATCTGAAATGAGCGAAGAACAGAAAGCGGCAATTTCTGAAGGTTTGGTGGGGAATACGAATGCAAAAGGGAAGCAAGTTTTAAAAACCGTATCGGAGGCAAAGAAGGTAAATAAAAAAAGGGAAACAAAAGAAAAAATATCTAATGCAGTTCGAAGCACGATAGGTGCAGAAAGGAAGATCGATCCCAAAGATTTATACACACAAGAGGAGTTTATTCAGAAATATGGCAAAAAGTATGATCGGGTTGATCTAGACATTGTCCGTAATATACTACCTACTGGTTCTCTTCCTGAGTCTCAAGTTTTCAATGTTCAGAAAATGTCGAAAATGAATAACGAAATATATCCAGATTTTATTTATGCTTCTGGAGATATAACTGAAAAACTTAGAACGCTCGAAATAGAAAAAGATACACTAAGTCCAGAAGAGTATTCTAAACAGAAAAATCTTTTAGAATCAGTGCTACCAAAAAAAGTAAAACTCGAAAATATTATTCTAACACCTATTGAACCATTTGCAAAAGGGTTTATATTTGAAGATAATACTAGCTTAATTGAAAAGTTCAAAAAGTTTATTTTGGGTGAACCGATCGTAGGGCGTTACGGTAAATACGAAGGAAAGATAATTGATTACAAAGGTGGTCTTCCAAGCGAGTATTTTACAAATTATACAATTACAAAATCAGATATTCTTGCATATCTAAGTGGCGAAAGGGTAACAGGAAGAAACGACGTGGTTTACGATAAGACCACGGGCGAAACCACAAAAATAGAAACGAATAAGTTAAAAAAGAAAGAGAGAAAAGAAATAGGAAATAAACTATTTCAACAGTTTATTCAGGAATCGTTAAGTAATGACGAACGCGCTGATCTAACTAAAAAATGGAATGAGCAATATAATTCTGTAGTTAATATTGATGGATCAAAGATACCAGTAGTACTGGAAGGGATGTCTAAATTATTTAAAGGAAATAAGCAAGATTTTAGACCAACGCAAACAAATTTCATATCAAGGTTTATGACACAAGGAGTTGGGTGTGCCACACACGAAGTAGGACTAGGTAAAACTTGGACGGGAATGGCTTCGAATATTTCAGCGATGCAGTCAGGTAAATGCAAGAGACCTTTAATAATTGTACCAACTTCTGTCTTGCAAAACTGGGCCCTAGAATTTAAAGAGCGATTTCCGAATGTGCCTGTCCAAATGGTCGGAAGTCCAGAGCTAAATAATTTAAATAAGTCAGAGAATGGTTTCCAGGTTGAGGAAGGAGTAGTTACAATCATGTCCTACGATGCATTTACTCAATTTGGATTTAGTAATGAAAGGTATGAAGAGCTAACAAACCAAGTGCGCGATCAAATTTACAACCCAGATAACTCAAAAGAAAAGAAAAGAGAAAAAGCTCAAATGGATGAAAAATCCAATTCAATCGTATCGGAAGCAGTTAAAGGCACTCGATCAGATTTACTTTTTGATAAGGCTGGATTTGATCATATCACAATCGATGAAGCCCACAATTTTAATAACATTTTTGTGGATGTAGCATCAACTAAAGGCAAGACTGAAAATAAATTAAAGGGTCGAGAAGACGATACAGGAGTTAACGAGTTTGATGGAATCACAGGTGGTACTCCATCTGCTCGAGGAATTAAGCTATGGCTGGCGGCAAGACATATCCTTGAAAAAAACAATGATCGAAACGTTTTATTATTGAGTGCTACACCATTTACTAACAATCCCCTACAAATCTACTCACTTCTTTCAATTGTTGCGAAAAAAAGAATGGAAAAAATGGGAATAACGAACGTTCGAGATTTTCTTGGAACGTTTGTTGAAACGCGATATGAAAATGTGATCGAAGGAAACGGGAAGGTTGTTAATAAGCAAGTTGTTCGTTCCTTTAAAAATGCACAAGCGTTACAGAATTTAATTTCGGAGTATTTTGACTTCCAATCAGGGGACGCAAATGGAGTTGAACGACCGAACCTGAAAATGAAAGCAATCACTCTCCCCTTAACAAGTGAACAAGAACAGATACGCAATCGACTTGAATCAATGTATGATTTGAGAGATGCGTCTGGAGGTGCTCTTGGGGGAGCTTCTTTAGTTTCTATTCTTTCGCAACAAATGATGAATATTTCTCCTGCCTTAGTTAAAAAAGGAGAAGGCGAAGTTTGGAATTATGCAGGCGAAATCAATCCAGAAGGTGATAAGGATATTGTAGAAAGATCTCCGAAACTTCAGTTTATAGCTGATTCCCTTGCAGAATTTTATAATCAGTATAAGAAATCAAAACCTGGGGAAAGAATTCCGGGTCAATTGATGTTTATGCCGAAGGGTGTTGAATACATTTCGAAAATTAAACAATATCTAATGGTAAAGCATGGAATTCCAGAAGATGCGATTGGTGTCCTAACATCGGACACTAAAATTAAAAAAGCAAAGGATCCGGAACTTGCTAAACAAGGATTATCTAGATTCACTGAAATTTCTGATCAATTTAATTCCAGCGAACATCCTTGTAAAATCCTCATTGGATCGGACGTTATAAAAGAGGGAGTATCCTTAAATAATAATACAATTGCGGCGTATAATGCTTCGATCGACTGGAATCCGACTACCGAAGTTCAGAAAAGAGGGAGACATCATAGACCTGGAAACTTACAAAAAAACGTTCAGTGGATTGATATATTGATGGAAGATTCTATTGATTCAAAACTTTATCAAAAACAATCCGAAAAGATTTCTCGCATCAACCAGATTTTCGAAAGGAGTGGATCGGCTGCAATAGATGTTTCGGATATAAATCCAGAGGAATTAAAAACTGAGATTATTAGAGATCCAAAAAGAAAAGCACAATTTGTCGTCAATGAGGAAGCTGCAAAGGTAAGACAAGAGTCTAAGGATCTTCGAGGCCGATCATTCACGCTCCAGGGAATTGTCGATGAAATTAGAGAGCTAAGAAATTTAATTAGTAACGAAGAGAACTCGTTAAACAGAGAAAAAAAGGAATTAAAAGAAAATTTGGAGGAGTTTAACAAACTTAAAGAGACAGGACGCTATGAAAGTTATGGGCCACATTCTGAACTTGGAATTAGCTATCAAAAGAAGACAATCCAAGATATAGCAGCAAAATTAGCGATAAAAAAAGCTAAGTTAAAAAGAAACGAAGATAACTTAGAGAAAAAAGGACTAAGTGATTTAGAAAAAGCCGAAGCCGAAGCAAACAAACTTCTTGGTGAGTCGGATACATTATCAGAAAAAGTTAGTGAAATTCTTGGGAACAAGAAAGAAGAGTATATTGCTAAGTTTACAAAAGAACTCGCAGAAAAAGAAAAGAACAAAGCAAATGAATCTATTGATGCGATTGTTAAAAAACATGTTGGCGAACTTTTGTCTGTTGCCGGAATAAATGAGTATAGAAAATCCTTAGCCTTGGATCTAGAAATTAGAAACAGGTTTACTTTAAAACGATTCCTGAAATCCGCATGTTAGAAATATACTCTTGACTAAAAAATTTATTAATAAATTTGTCCCGAACTTATGGCAAATAGTTGGAAAGGTTTTCTTTTTGACAACCCAGATAAAGAAGCAAATCGCAATCTATTAGAAAGGTGTTTTACCGGAAAAGAAGTTGGGACGTTCGAACCTGGTTTGCCTGTACAAGGTGGATGGGGTTCTGTAGTAACCACGGATGAAATTCGATATTCTTGGATGATCGGAAATTCCAGGTTGATGTCAACGGACGGATCTTATATTACCAATGAGAATCTCCAAGGGTTAATCCATAGGATAACGTTAGCCTTATCGAACGAACTAGAGCATGATATATACCCACAAGTCTACCGCCACAGACCCAAGGGAAACCTTCCTCGATTCATAGAAGATCATGCCAAATGGTTTGATCCAATAGATTACAAAAATGATGATGTTGGGAATAATTTTTTTGTATCATTAGGAAAAGCACCGTTGAATAGAGTTTTACGTTGGGAATTTGTGAATCCAGTCTCACGTAGCTCAGACAATGTTCCAGATGGAATGTCTATTGATCTTTTAAGCAAATCAAGAATAATTTACGAGTCCGGGATTTTGCGATCTGTCGGGATGCTTGGAAACGGTTTCAATTTTAATCCGAATGCAGCAATAAGATCACAAAGAGTATTTGCAGGACTTCCTCAAACAAGGGTTCCAACAGTTCATTATATTGATTTTATTTCTGGGTACGATTCAGCTGCTAGAGTGCCAGCGGAGTTGTGTGAAGTGATTGGAATGTTGGCATGTTTGAGGGTCATGTCTGCACATGGTGAATCTAAAGCAGGTGCAATCGCCTCCTATTCTGTAGGAGTTGGACCATTACACGAATCAATTTCCACTACACAATCAGCAACATCTTCTCTCTTCGGAGCAAGGCAATTAGAACTCTATAATAGGTTAAAAGTGATTGGTCCTGGAATTATTGAAAGATACAAACCAAAACGTTTAGCAATTTTATAAAAGAAGGAGAGAAGTTTTTTGCCACTTATAGAGGCGATAAACCAGAAAAAGAATGGGAAGAGCAACTAGAGCATTTTCGAGGCGCTTTGAGAAAAAACGGGTTCATGAAATTTTAAACAAGGAATCATTCGAACTTTTGGGATTTTCTAAAAAATTCCATGATGAAAATATGAATCCTATACATAGGAGGATTGTATTAGCACTTTTTAGATTTGGATTTCAAAAACTTTCGAAATTTGTTCAATCATTTGCAGGTTTTACAATTGTACATGTTTCAAAAGTTCCACCTAAAATTGATATTTATTCGATGGGCACTTACGTAGGTATTGTAGGATATTTCTACTGGACCGGAAATCTATTCTTGGCTCAAATTCTAAGTTTAGGAAGGGATCCGCTCAAGCTGATTGAGATGTCAAAGGTATTAGTTGCTTCAAATTATCGAGAATCTCAGTGTGAATAATTCTAATACGATTATAGAGGGCGTTTAATTCAGGCTTAGGCGCTTTCATCTTCTTTTGTTTTGGGGTCATTATATCGTATAGATTTCGATGGTTTATGAAAATTGCATCTATAACAGAAAGCGTTAAATTTCGTTGTGCGTGCGTTAGGTAAGTTGGCTTTTGACGAATGTCTTTCAGTTTTTTAATTTGGGAAGGATATATGGCGATCTTCCCTTCTGCATGAAGATTAAAGATACGATCAATGGCAGCGTGTAACATTATGAATTCTGATTGTGGAATGTTCGGTTGGTCTTGCATACTCTAGGACAAAAGCTTCTTTAGATTTTTTTGACAATCATTATTTTTTTTACTTGCAATTCCTTAAAAGGATTTCTCTTGTCCGTCTTCAGCAATTTGCATTGCGGAGAGATTAATGAGCCCGGACATTCACCAAAAAATCCAATATAATCAGAGCGACATGTTGAAATCAGAAGTTCTTCTGACTTCTGCAGAGAGAGCTGGACTCAATTTAAAAGCAGGGAGCGATCCTTTATTTATAAGAGAATCTGATACGGGAAGAATTCTTTTTTGGGACGGGTTACGTTGGGTTGATGTCTTAAATGATCCAGGATTCCTCGGCATAAATATTCTCCGATTGGTCTCAAACGTTTCGGATGGGGAGACGATTACTATCGGAGCCTTTACCTTTCAATTCGATCGAGCGCAAGTAGGTGTTCCTGAAGGAAGAATTGGAATCATCACTCATTCAGATGATACGCCTACTACCGTATCATCTGCAATTGCGTATGCAATCAATACCCAAAGTCGTTCAGAAGTTTTGGCATTAAAAATGTCGGATAATGAAATTCTTACTATCAACAAAAATTTTGAATCACTGACGTCTTTTGGATCTACGATGGTTGGCACAAATAATCAATGGGCATCACCGAATTCTATTGTTGGTCAAAAACCTGGAACTGTTCTGTCTGGATTTGTAAAAAGAGTTCCAACAGCAGTAGAAGTAGCTCTTGGAAAGATGAGATTTGCTTTTGATTTTCAGCCGATCTTACAAGATATTCGGGTAGTTCTAACAACTAGTCCAGGTGTTCAAGTTGCATGGGATGGAATTATATCTATCAATGGAACAATTCTAACTATTGATAACGCCTCCGGATCCACTCCGTTTTTAACAACACATACAATTAATCTATGGGTGGGTAAAAGTGCGTAAAACTTTCACTATTCAGGACCTTGAGTTATCAAGAATCAATAATCATTTTACGACTCCTTTGGTTACGGTAAATGAAGAAGGTGTGCCGATACCAAATCCGAAAATTGTCCTTAATGATTCTAAGCGTATTTTTGTTATTCTAGAAGTAAGAGCATCTGGTCCTTGGGCTATCGATTTTATGAATAACTCCGCTAAGGATAATGTTCAAAATTACATCAGGAATGGTAATGGTAATGAACAATTTACAGTTCCTTTTGCTGTTGAAAGTGCAACTCTAACCGGTATTTCAGAAGTTTCCGGTTATTTTATACCGGTATTTTAATGAATCGTCTCCGAGTAAAAATCGACATTTCGCTTGTGAATGAAAATGGCGGACTAACTCCCTTTCCGACAAAATCTATAGATTACGATTTTGAAGCGGGAAGTTTCGGAGATTTTTTTGATATAGATAACCGTGTAAGAGATACACAAGTAACTCCGATTCAAATGGATCTTGCACGTTACAAAATAATCAATGCGGTTTTTCTTTTTGCAAACTACATAGATTCCGATCCACAAAATGGGATCAAGGCAGGTGATCCTGCAAAAATACAATTTCAATCAAAAATTAATGGTGACTGGCACGAAGCAGAAGTCGTTGCTTTGGGTGGTTTTCAACCAGAACAACTTTTAATAAAAGCAATCGGAACAAGACGAATTCGAGTCACAGAGGTAATTTCAAGTGAGTGATTTCAATGCAATCGAAAAACGATCCTTTCTTAAATCAGCACAAATTAAGGATGTTGAAAGAGAAGGAAAGATGCTTAACGTCTTACTTAAGATCTCAAGTGAATCAAGAGATCGTCAAGGTGACATGATTCTAAAATGCGCATGGGATCATCCGGATGACAAGGAATATTTTAAAACCAAATCTTATGTAGATTGGAATCATCTTTCTTATGTTTTAACATTTTCGAAATCAGATTCTCCTATCAATCGCGCTGAAATAGAGAAAGCAAGACAGGGTGCGGTCCTTGGTCGTCCAACAGGTGAATATTTTTGGGAGAATGATGGTCTTTATTGTAAAGCAAGGATAAACACAGAAAACGAATTCATAAAACCGTATATACCTTTACTCGAAGACGGGTTTACTGGACTTGAGGCTTCAGCTGCAGGTGGTTTTTATAAACCGAAACAAGAAACAATTTCTAAATACGGCCCAAACACTTACGATCGAGCAAGAATTGGTCACATCGCTATCTGTCCACCTGGAGAGGCTGTTAATCCAGACACACAAATGGTTTTGATGAAATCTGTTCTGGCGCAAACTTTCAATTCAGGTCTTATCAGTTCGCCTCCGAGCGAAATTGTAGGTGGAAAAATCGAAACTCTTCCACCTATTCCAGGGACACTCAATGAAGCAATTTCAGGATACATTATGCAATCATGGGGATATAGAGATTACGTTTCTGATGCGCTTATCAAATATATGGAAGCCGGAATTTTAAAACAGGAATTCGAACCTATTCGAGATTTCATGGTTCGATACGGACTCAGCGTACAGGAAGCGAGCGGGCAATCCGCTAAACTGTTAGTTCATTTAGACCAAAAAGGTTAAGGAGCAATAAATGAAAGATAAATACGAAAAATGGAAGAAGGGTTTCTTGAGTCCGTTTATGAAATCAGAAACCGCTTCTACTCCTCCTCAGGATGATAGCGAAGATCAGGATGATTCCGAATCTGCAATTACTGACGAACTTATTTCAAAACTTCAGGCAGCGATTGAGAAAGGTGAAGTTAAAGTAGAAGAAGCCGCGATCAAAGAATGGTGCAAAGCGAATGGACTTGAGGATGAAGATTCTCAAACTGTTTGGGATACGATCAAAGAAATCGTCGATGAAGACATTCCATCTGGTAACGAACCAGACAAATCGATGCAAAAAGGTGGATTTGCTTCTTTGAAACTTAGAAGCGATCTTAAGCAGTTCAGCAAATCTTTAAACTCTTTTGGTAATAGATCTAAAGAACATGGTGAGGTTCTCGCTCTTTTAATCAAAGACAACGAAGCTTCGGAAAAACAAATCTCAGAGTTCAAGACCGAGATTAATTTTCTAAAATCGGAAATTCAAAAAATCGGCGGACTTCCACAAGATGGAAAAAGAACCATAACATCCATTGATCAGATTACAGATGACCAACTCGGCAATAGAGAACAGATCATAAAGATCCTTTATAAAGGAGCACAGGAAAAGGTTCTTAGCATTGGAGATTTGCAAATTTACAAATCTCAAGGGATACTCACAGAACCTGCAAAATTATTTTTAAAATCTTCACAAGGAGGAAACTAGATGAAACTTAAAAATATTTGGCTAGTTTTAGTTTCGTTTATTTTTTTGATGGCTGGGAACCTTCTAGGGCTCGGAGATCCTTCTTACGTTATGCTAGGATTAGTTCCAGCAACGTTTACGGACATCAAATCTCTAACCGAATTCACTAAAACTTTTAACGCAAACTCTCAAGGGATTACGGATGTTGCTGCTCTTACAAATGGAGCTGCTACAACAATACATTCATTAGATGAAGAAATGGTGTTATTTGCACAATCTAGCGATGACTACAAATTTCTAAACACAATGCATTACAAAGATACCAAATCCACTCTTAACGTCTATGGAAGAATTTTGGATTGGGGTGGAAATGGTGATTTCTCGTTTGTCGGTGAGGCGGATGATGCGGAATTCAAAGATGTAACTATTGATCGAATTGCAAATTTAGTTTCCTATCTAGCAGAGGGTTATGCAGTTTCGAAGGTTCTAGATATGTCTGACACTGGTTCGTTTGATCCAGAAGCAATCCAAGTTGAGGGAGCAATTAATAGAATCATGCAGACCATTGCCTATTCAATTTGGTACGGGAATAAAGGGATCAATGGCCTTGAATTCAGCGGTTTCGTAACCGAACTCGTAAAGGCTGGACAGGTTTACGATGCACAAGGTGGATTTCCAGATTTAAAAAGTATCAAAGAATTAGCTGTGAACATTCGAACACATTTTGGTTTCGTAAATGAATTCTGGTTACATGATTCTGTGAAGAATGTATTAGATAATTATTACGTAGGTGCAAAGGAATTTATTGCCCAACCCTCAAATGGCGATCCTTCAATTGGTTATAATATTCCAAGTTTGATTGGAGCTCCATTGCGTAACAATAAACTGGATTTTAAAACCGATCTTTGGATTAATAGACACCTTGTTCCCCTCCCTACTTACAGAGATGCAAATGGAGTAAAAACTCCTGGAAAAACAAACCCAAAAGCGCCTGATCAGCCAACGGCAACTGCAGTTGTTTCAGGAGGATCTATTTTCGGATCTAAATGGAAATTTTCCGACATTAAAGATAGATCCAATGCTGACTCTGCAATCAGTTACAAAATCGTGGCATGTAATCGATACGGAAGGAGTGCGGCTTCGGCTACGGTGACAACTCCAAGTAATATGGTAAAAGGAAGATCCATTATTCTAACAATTACACCAGCGGGATCTGGTGAAGTTGCTGATTATTATCAGATTTTCAGGGAATCTCAGCCAGGAAATGGGGATTTTAGATTAATAGAACGAATAGCTAAGTCTTCTAGTGGAGCAACAACAGTTTATTCCGACGTCAATGAGTGGATTCCTGGTTGCACCGAAGGAGTAATGGGTGATTTTAACGCACAATCTCCTTTAAACCAAACAAGAACGTATCAGATGTTTCGAATGTTACCGATGCTTCAGACAAAATTTCCACCTAACGCGGTTTATCAAAGAAAGCTGGCTGGTATGGTGGAATTTTATGGTGGGCTTGCGGTATTGCAACCTTACCGTTTCTATCTTGTAAAAAATTTACCTACTTCAATGGCCGCAGCATAAAAGAAGGTAAATTCTAAAAAAGTGAATTAAAGAAGGGCGGGTTACTCTGCCCTTCTTTGTATATATAAGGAATATGTTAATTACAAACTCAGAAGGAATTACGGATGTTGCTGCTCTTACAAATGGAGCTGCAATCACTAAAGACCCCATGTCTGTGTTTAAGAAAAATACTTATCACAAGGATTTCAAAAATTTTTTTAAAAAAAAATATAAGAAGTCAGATGATAAGAAAACGATTTGTGTAGATTTTGATGGAGTAATCCATTCTTATTTGAGTGGGTGGCAAGGGATCGATATTATTCCAGATCCTCCAGTTGAGGAAGCTTTTGATTGGCTTTATGACAATTCGAACTATTTCAATATTATAATCTATTCTTCGCGATGTTCTGATGTAAAAGGAATCGAAGCAATTAAAAGTTTTTTGAATACACATCAAAAAGAATGGCGACAATCAAGATACACACGAAATCTCGGTGTCCCAAAGGTAAGTAGATTTTCAGATTTATTTCAGTATTCTGCGAAGAAAATTCCAGCGCACCTTTATTTAGATGATCGAGGAGTTCAATTTAAAGGTATCTTTCCTTCGATAGAAGAGATTGAAAAATTTTGCTCATGGGTGGATTCTAAAGAAGCCGAATTCTTTCATAAATCACAAGCCGCACAAGCTGGAGAACGAAGAACCTGGAACGATGGCCTACAGCACGAGAAAACTTCGAGTGGCGATTGGAAGACGATAGGCAAAGGAAGAGAGTCTTCTCAGAACTTTAAGCCAACTGGAAAAGTTCAGACTTCTTCTGGAAGTTCTAAATCCCATGCAGTTACACATGAACAAAAAGCTGTCGAAGTACTTGGTCGCTGGAAGGAATTTGAACAAAAAGCAAAAGAAAGAAATCGTGACCGGATTGCTCGGACTCCTCCAGAAAAACGAGTGCAACTAAATGACGTAAAGTATTCAGTTCCTGGAGACATTGTTAGGATCGAGCGACCAAACAGCGGAAAAATCAACCGAGGTCATATAGCAGAAGTTTTGGGTAAAGTTGACGATATGATCAAAATCAAACTTCCTTCTGGAAGTGAATTTCTTTTTGCACCCCATGACTTAGCTTATGCAAAATCTTTCGAAGCAAGGCCGATTTTTTCCTATCAGTTCTTAAAAAGTTCAGAATCAGATAACCCAAATATTCATACTTTTTCCGATGGAAATACTTATGAAAAAGAAGGAAATGGTTGGAGGTTAATTTCAAAAAATGAAAAGAACGACACTACTCCAGAAAAAGATAAAGAGTTCGTTGAAGAAGCAATGAAAGCAGGAGATAAAATTCCAGTTAAAGTTCTTAAGAATTATCCAGAACTTTTACAGGAATTTCCGGTATATAATAATCGGGTCAAATCAATCGAGGCACTTTCAAACAAATTCCTGAAAAGATGAAAGATTCTATTTTTGCTAAAATAAAATCTAACCCTAATATGTTTCCTCGTTTTTACGCGGTTCTTGGTGCAGCAGCAGTCGAAATACGAAACAAATGGGAATTTATGGCTGGAAAACGTGCTGAAGTTTCCGTCAAAAATGGCGGATTAGGTTGGTGGGGACAACAGTATCTTGCTAACGGACAAATCCAAATTAAACGAGTTGGTTTAGGATTTCGAATTTTTTATGATAGCAATTCGTCTGCTTATGATTTTGAAAAGATTGCTGAAAAAGGTCGTCGTGCTTTTGATATTGCCTCTTATTTACTTTCTAATTCAAAAAAAGTAAGAATTAATGCTAGGGGAAAGAAATTCCTGATTATTCCAATGAAAGGAAAAGAAAAGGAATCTGCCTCAACTGTAATGAAGATTCTTTCAACTTCAAAGGTTTCTTCTCCAATGGGTGGACAGGTAAAGAGGAATTCGTATTCGATTGAGAAAATTGAAAGTAAATCACGTTCGAACACTGTAAAGTTTCAGCAGTTAAATGAACGCGGTGGAAGTTCCACAACTGCGAGCAAGATGGTAGTGTTAACGGAGGATTCTAATTGGGAACCTTATCCAGAGATCAAAGGACAAAAGTTTGTCCAAAGAATGCAGGAAGAAGCAGATAGGGTCTTGAGAAGTTCGGAACTCTTAAAAAATCTTGCAGAAGCTTTAACTTTAGATTTAAAAGAACTATATTTAAAGAAGAAAAAGAAATGATACTTTGCCTTTATCAATGTGATCCGGAACAGAGAGTAATCGAAGAACTCTCAAAATTACTGGACGAGAGTGGATTAGAAGAACGCTCCATTGAATCCAAAGATATAGTTACTTACGGTCATCCCTTATATACTTTTGCAAGTTCGGGTGAAAATGCTAAGAATAGTTTTTTTCCAAAGGTCGGCATTGAATTTCAAAACGATGATATTTCAGCTGAATTAGGAATGAACCTTCAGTACTCTGATTATAATGATCAGATAAAACGTAAATTACAGTTTTATAGAGATCGCCATAATTCACAGTTTGAAAATCCTGATTTCAAACAATTTGATAAAGTTCTCAATGAAAATTTCAAAACTGTTGAATATTATACTAGTCGAGTTGACTCAAATGTTTTGATTACAGGATGGGGAGGTGGAGGAGTTTTAGGAAGACGTACAAGTAACGATCTTTATAAAATTGTAACAGCACTACTCCCTTTTCTGTTTGCAAGAATTTATAAAAACTACCGGGTTTCCGCACGTATCGATGGAAGGCTTCAGGCTAATATCGAAGCGCCTGAGATTATGCGGGGTTGTTGGGGATTTGAATTTTCGATCGTTATCTCACAGTTAGTTCGAGTTTATAAGTTTAGCAAAGAACCCTTCATTTCTAAAGCAGATGTTTATCTTGATAGAGGTAATGATGCTGGATCAACGTTTCAAGATGGAATTAAATTTCAGGCATTGCACGGAAAAATAAAAAATTATTCTTCTGATCCAAAAAAAATCTGATTGATTTTTAAAACAGTTACTTCTCTTGTCCCCAATCCATGGCAGGCAATACAACCCCTTCTGAAATTAAAATAAGCCCACTAGAAAAATTTATTTCTGAAACTTCGGAATTATCTCGTTATTCGATGGCACATACTTTCCGAATTTTTTGTGCTCAAAATTTCGATAAGTTCAATTCGCTAAAAACTGAGAAAGATGTAACTCAAGCTTATGATCTTTTTTTTCACGGATTGGAGCCAAAGAAAGAAGTTATAAATACGTCTGCAGAAGAAACCAAAGGTGGTTCTAAGTAATGGGAACTTCAGGGAGCGAATTTCAAGGAAGAGCTTACGTTGCTCCAGGAGCTCGTGGTAAGTTTCAAAGTATTGGTGCTAATCCAGGTGCTGGAACTGACAAATTTACTCTTGTGCTTATTGGTAAAGCCGCAAATGGAGTTTGTTTCAATGAGTCGTCTCTTAGAGATGATCAGCGATTCTATACTATATCAGGTGGAGTAAGTGGTTACAATCAGGCAAAGAGTATATTAGGAAGTGGTGAATTACTTCAAGCAATCAAGTTTGCTACTTTCCCCTCAATCGAAGATAATCTTGCTCAAGGTCCGCAACTTATTAAATTTATAAATATCTGTCCTAATACAAAGGCGTTTAATGACTTCACTACTTTAAAAACTAGTCAAACTCATAGGATTTCCTATCCAATACCTGGGCCAAATGGTAAAAAGGTTCGATTCTTTAAAAACTCCACAGACAAAACAATCCAAATCGGTAATGATCAAGGTATTCTGACTTCAAGGAGATTGGAGAAGGTTGTTTTCACAATTTCTTATATTGGTAACGGTGCTTCTGCACTTCTAGAAATCGATGCTATAAATCTAAAAGTAACTTTAACTGGTGCTTCAGATAATTCTCAATCAATCGTAATCAAATTTGCTGATTATCCTACGATCGGCGAAGTTGTAGATCAAATCAATTCACAGGTTGGTTACGTTGCGACGCTTTTTGAATCTCCTGAATTTTTGGTTGCAAATCTTGATCATGTTGAAGCTTCCGAATCGATTTCAGTAAAAGCTCCAACGAATGTTTCGATTTATGCTGATTTGTTTATGGAACAAAATTTTATCGAAGGCACAGGTCTTGGTGAAGTTGTTTTGGGGACAGTCCGTAAGCCATTCGCTGGATCAACGATGTTTAAGTATCTTACTCAAGGTGGGCTTACTGGCACTCCTGTGTCTACAGATTTAAAAGACGCAATTACTTTCTCAAAAAAAATCTCTGGTTTATACCGAAACATTCTCTCTTCCACCCTTTCTGACAAAACATATTTTAAACAAGTGTGTTTTGATATGAACTCACCCGAAACAGGATCGGAAACGGTCGGAGGTTGTGGTGCAGATGGAATCATACCTGTTCCACAAAGACAAGATGAAGGTCGAACACTTGGTTCGTATTGGATGACCTATGGTTTGGAATCATTCCGTGATTTTGATATAAATGGAGTAGAACAAACGTTTCCTGGATATTATCTTTCTGTAATAGATAATGCAATTTCCGCTTCTAACTCTCCAAGAATTTCGCCTACCTGGAAGGCACTGAATGTACTTAAAAGTGCAGAATATATTTCTCGGGATCCGGCTGTTAGGGATGCTTGTATCAGAGCTGGTACTTTGATTTTAGATCAAAAACCTTCTGATAACTCATGGGTAATCGCCAGGTCTGTTACTACCGAGAGAAGAGATGATTTGATCTTAAACGAAAAGTCATCTGTTGCGACTGCACTTACAATGGTACGTGAACTTAGAGTTGGTTTTAACGCGAAATTTATTGGTCAAAGTATGGTCGATGATTCCTCTCCAGTTTCGGGAGTTCGTGTTCCGGACGTTCTCAACTATATTGAAGGAAAATTAGAGTATTTTGTTCAACAAGGATACCTTGTTGGTTCTGCAGCTCTCGGCGTTGAGGCATACAAGAAAAATTTCTCCATTCAAGTTGAAGGGGATACTTGGTCTTTCTTGGATCTCGAAGGAAACGTTACCACTCCTTTAAATTTCATTTTTTACATTCTTTCTTTAAAACCATTAAGAGGTAAGGCATAACATGGCTGATCCACAACTACCCGAAGATCTCCCTGATCCGTCAATACTCGTTGGCGCAAATGCTGAAGTCTATATCGATGGAAATGTCGTCGCATATATCAACGAAATTGATATAGACGAGAATTATAATCAAACTTCAATTTATGCGATAGGGGATTTTTTTCCAAAGACCACAAAACCAATGCGTTTTGAAGGAGATTTGACAGGAAAAATTTATATCTTAACTGATGATAAAGACCCTGGTACTGTTAAAACATTACCCGATCTTTCGAATATCATTACCCATAGAGGGAATCTTCTTGAATTTAGAGAAAAAGGCACTGACCGTAGAATTCTACGTGCAATTTGTAAATTAAATTCACGTAAAACTGGGATTAATACGGATACCCCAGGTGCTTCCAATATTTCCATGAAAATTCTTCGAATTCAGAAAAAGGAGGCTTATAACTAATGGGTCTGTTTCCAGGAGTAGAAAGAAGTTTTACCTTTGAATTAGAGGGACACGCTTTTGCAGGGAATTTCCCGCGAAGAAGTGAAAAACGAGATATTGAAGTAGAGGTAGCTCAAAGATTGAATTTTGTCCCACTCGGTTCCATTTCATCCAACGTTTATACATTAGAATTAATGTGTGTGACTTTGAATAAAATATTTACGACAAAACCAAAAGAATTGGATGGAATTGATTTTGCCGATTTACCTGATCAGGTCATTTTAAAAATCTGGGAAAAATATCGGTCACTTGAAAAGTCCTACGAGGATCAGTTAAAAAAAAATAACCGATCCCCATTATCTAAAAAAACTGATTCAGTCGAATCGAACCTTCTTTTTGGATCTGTATCTGCTTCTAGATTATCGGATCTTGCCGAAAGAGTGGACGAACCTTGATGATATTGAACCAGAAGAGAAACTTGCATTAATGTATTCTGATTCTTTTGTATCTGATCGTTTGGACAGATTCAAGAAGACATTTGATATTCAATTGGAAATTGATTCTGTAAAATCTGAGAGTTACAAATCCTTCCTCGAAAAGTGGCAAATTGAGTCTTGGCCCGAAGGTCGTGCGAGGTCACTTGGCGAAGCAATTAAAAAAGAAAGAATTGCAAATCTAGAAAAATTAAAGGAGAGAATTTGAATATGGGGAGGAAATCAGTTGAGATTAATGTAGATACCCTTGCTAAAAGAATTTTTGACAGATTATCTCCAGAGATGCGTGCTGAATTCGAACGCCTAAAAAATACTCCTACAGTTCCAACAGCAGCCGATCCGCCCTCTTCTTCTCGAAAAAATAGTAAGAAAAATAATAAAAATAAAACTGCAACAGAAGGTTATCAGACTGGGGATAACACTGGAACTGGGATCGAATCCGATATTAACGAATTACGTTCAGGAAGATTTTCCGGAATTATTTCCAGAAAAGTTGATTCTATGAAAAGATTCAAAGAAGCTTTCAAAGATTTTCATAATAATAGAAATAAGAAAATAAAAGATGACTTTTTTCCAAAAATGCCAGAAGGATTAGGGCCAGGCGATGTTGGTGGTGGGCGATATGACAAGCTAATTGTAAGGGAAGCTAAGATTGATAAAATTGTAGGTCCTCTAGGTGGTAAACCTGGCGATGGTGGAAAACCTAAATTTCTCCCTCCATCGGGATTTCCAGAGGACGGTATTCCAAAACCAGCCGCGTCTCCACAGACTGAAAATAAATCGTCTATGCTATCTAAAGTTGGTGCTGCTATCGCACCAGCTGCGTTTGGTGTAGGAGCTGTTGCGGGTGCAGCAGCTTCAATTATATCCTCTATGGCTGGTATGCACCAACAAGCCATGCAATCACAAGATTCTACATTAGATGTATATGATAGATTACATATAGATAAAGATGAGAAAGGCAACATTATAGAGAGAAGACATGGATACGTTGACGGGGGCGGAAAATTAGTAAGAAACGCTGAACTTGCACAAATTGGTATTTCTAGGGCACGAATCCTTGGTGGTGACGCAATAGCTGATGATATTATGAAAAGGAATGAATTAGGAATTCAGTTTGGACTTTCCCAGGGAATTGGTGGAACCCAGGGCTCAGAATTGTTTGCGAAGTTAAAGAAATACGGTTCATTTGACGAAGATAGCGAATTAAAAAAGATATTATCAGATGCAATTCGATCTGGATTTTCGGGCTTAAGACAGTCTGAATTTTTTACAAACATTGCATCTGCATCTGAATCCGCATACAACTCTGGAATGGGAACACAAAGTGCAGCTGATATAACCAGAACATTTTCAAATATAGCTGGTTTAGGAATTCGTGATAATCGCGTAAATTCCGTTTACCAAAATCTAAATGATAATGTATCTAAAAACGGAAACTTTTTTAATTCGGTTTTAGTAAGCGAGCACATGGCTTCAGGTAAATCCGCACTGGAAGCAAAATCACTGGCAGAACGTGGAATTTCGAATAAGGAAAATGTGAAAACCATTCGAGATTTTATGTCTAGTCTTGGACTTAGTGACGATACGAAGGGTTTGCTACTCAATCAGTTGGGAATCACTACAGCGACCGAATCGTTCGATATGACCCACGGCGAAAAACCTAAAATTAAAGATTTCTTTAATTTGGACAATGAGACGTCAACCGATGAGAGTGGAGCCGCTGCATTAAATAAAATTTCAGGTGTTAAGGGACAAGATTATAGAGGACGGGCAAACGAATTAGATGAAATGGCAGCGAATGTAGAAATGTTTATCCAAGCAAGTCAAATTCAAGAAAGAGTATTTACAACAATAATTAATACTATTAAATTTATGGATGAAAAAGTCAAAGAATTAGAAGGATATTTTAAATAATCAAGTATTTTTATCATTGACCAGTGGTTGTTGAATTTTAACCCTACTCATGTCTTAAAGAGGTCAAGATGAAATATTCTGTTTTTATTCTATTATTAATTACGTTTTCTTTCTCTATCTACTCTGATAACCAAACAGTTAACAATGATCCTTCCGAATTACAGCAAGAAAGAAAAAATAAACAAAGGGATGAATATCTAAAGGTCATTAAACTCTTTGAATCACTAAATCAATTTAAAGTTGAAGAAGATGATAATGATGTAATGAAAACTAAGAAGAAAAAATTACGGCAAAAAGAAATTATATCCTTAAATGCAAAGCTTAAAGGATTGCCTATCTCGTTTGCTTCCTTAGAATTACACTCAGATCGAGTAGATCCGTTTTATCATGATGACAAGGGCAGCGGCGGAGATGGTTCGGAACGTCAATATATTCATGAAATGAATCAAATGGGGCACTTACATCGTTCAACATTTAAACTTAGATATGAAAAAGATTATATTTACATTGTAAAAATTACAAAACCGGCTGAAGAACCGGGAAATTGTCATGCCTATGATGATGAGACACAGGAACTTAAAAAAAATAGAGAAAAGCATTTTCCAGCATCCGGCTATATAAGTTTTATAGAGGATCATCTTATATACATACATGATCACGAATTACAAAAACAATTCGATGAAGAAGAACGTAAGGCTTTAGCAGAAAAACAACAAGAAAAAATTGAAGAACAAAAGAGAAATAAACAAAGGGATGAATATCTAAAAACGATCAAACTCTTTGAATCACTAAATCAATTTAAAGTTGAAGAAGGTGACAATGATGTCATGAAAGCTAAGAAAAAAAGATTACGACAAAAGGAAATTATATCTTTAAATGCAAAGCTCAAAGGATTACCTATTTCATTTTCTTCTTTAATAAGCAAATCTGTAACCGAAGAAACTGAACTTTCAGATTATGGAAAAAAAGAATTAAAAAATTATATCAAGAAATTTAGAAGCGATCCATCAATTAAAGGGTTATATGATGGCGAAGATGACTCGCTTCTAAAATATTCGGCAGCGATGTACTTAGCGATGGTATGCGGGAAAAAATGTGAAAAGAAAACTGGAAACCTTCTTGCTAACTTTGACTATTGGAATCGTGACACTTCAGGAAAAGAAGGTTATTATTATCAGTTAGGAGAGGAAAATTACAACTTGGAATATGTAAAAATTCTAACATCTGAAGATGAGGCTTCAAAAATTAAATCTAACAAGTATTATAATGTTTCTGGAAAAATTGATCGTTTTGAGTATAGCGAACACAAACCAACCTTTGCAGACACGATTAAATTATATATAAAGTAGACATGTCTTAAGGGGGTCAAGATGAAATATTCTGTTTTTATTCTATTATTAATTACGTTTTCTTTCTCTATCTACTCTGATAACCAAACAGTTAACAATGATCCTTCCGAATTACAGCAAGAAAGAAAAAATAAACAAAGGGATGAATATCTAAAGGTCATTAAACTCTTTCAGACTTTGAAACAATATAGATTTAAGCATGGGGATAACAATCTTCTTAAAGATAAGAAAATCAAAGGAATTGAGAAAGAAATTGAGTCTCTAAATATAAAGTTAAAAGGGGCTTCTCTTGCTTTATCAAATGCAATTGCAGAATCTGTTGAGAGAAAAAAGGATTCAGGAAAAAACCTAAATAAAAAAACAAATGAGTTTATAATTGAATATGACGCAAATGAAAGAGCAAACAGAGATATATCAGATTATAATGGAACTGGTATGTCCAGTGATGAGATTCTGGATATAGTTGATATGATTGATCATATTGAAATTAAAATAGTAAAAACAATACAATCAGAGCAAGAAGCTATTGATATAAAAATTGGTGAGCCATATTTGGTTTCAGGAAAAATTGATAAGATTAGAATCAGCGATGCTGGTAGGAGTATTAATCATTACGGAATTTACTTATATATAAAGTAGACATGTCTTAAAGAGGTCAAGATGAAATATTCTGTTTTTATTCTATTATTAATTACGTTTTCTTTCTCTATCTACTCT